CTCATCTGACGCCAGAACAGCAAGCACTTCTGGAAGAGAAACTTGGAGCTAGAACATTCAGCTTGAGGACTAAATGACAGCAGTAGCATCAAAACCTACACTATTGCGGAAGCTGATAAAGCCTTCTGCGGGTAACAGCTATAGGCGTTGCCCCAAAGACTGGACTTGTCAGCCAAAGGTCAATGACCATCGGCTGGCAATACTACTAAACAGAAATCAAGTTGATCACATCGCATTTGCAAGCGATGGCAACGAGTACACTAAGGCAACACTGCCTGACGAGTGGATCAAGATGCTTCATGGATTCTGGGAGTGGCTAGAGGAGTCAGCCATGATCGACGCAAAGCTGACTACTGACTGGCCGTACCTCCTTGATGCTGGCATCATGGGTCCTGCCTATGGAGATGAGCCTACAGCTCTGGTTATCCATGACCTTCCAAGGCTTGGAAGCACATACAGCGAGCGACTCACAAAGATACGAGGGTTCTTTCCTCGTTGGGAAATGTACGAGGAGCTTGAGCCTAACGAGGGTGTGTTCGTTCTACCTACATGGCGGACAGAATACAATCCTATTCACTGGAAGGCCATGCAGGAGCACAATAAGGATATAGGGAAACACGTCTACGAGGGTATTGTGGCCAAAGACCCAGATTCCTTGTATCCCTATGTGACTAACAAGCGTAAGTACCCGTACTGGGTGAAATACAGATTCGATCAACTTAATTGATAGAAAGGATACATAATGAAAAATACTCACAAGAAAAGAATAAAAAAGAGACCTACATCCGAGACTAGTTACAATATTAAGTTCACAAACCCGTCTATGCGCATCAAAGGTTTTGGTGCGAGAGTTTGGCTTGGGAAAGGACTATGGCGTGATGCCAGCAAGTCCGACCTAATCAAGAACCCTCACGGCAAGTGGCAGACGATCTGGACAACTAGCACTGCAGAGTAATGGATTACCAAACACAAATCCAACGCTGGCAGGAGGAGTCACATCCTTCAGTTCCAGCCGTCGTCAGCATATCATCCGCAGGGTGGTATGCTGGCGGCATGAATATATGGTGGCGTTTGCGCTACCAAGACGAGGATCGTAAGGTTCAGAACTGTGTACTTAGGTCGGTGACTCTCATCGGCAATCAGATACACGGACACACCACTACGATCAGCCCAAGGCATAAGATGTTCGCAAGTAATGGAGTCCATTGGGATGACACTTACGAGGTCTTACTGAAGAAGCAGGGCTGGTTCCGTAAGTATCAAGGTGACCTCGTTAGTGGCGGGCTGTATGCAATATGCACCCAATATGGAGTAGATATAGTCCGACCCACAATAAATACACAACAACCAGAGATAACCTATGAACAAGGCTGATCTATGTAAACAGCGTGGGTATCAAACCTACGACTGTGCGTTGCCTCAAGGCTTCTTCGATGAAGTCTTGGAGAGCATCAAAGACCCCGATGAATTAATCGAAGGTCACCCATGGAGTCACTTCGTGTGGCTCTACAGAATGATTGGCTCATCTGAGTTGCTAGGTGGAGTTCCTGCTCCGCTTACAATGACAGGCGAGTTATGGTTAAAAAAACACAACCCAGAAGCACTAGAAGTAATATGCTAGTTGAAATGACCGATATGCTCGCCAAGCTGGAGCGAGTATGCGTAATGATATATCCAGCGGATAGCGAGGGGCGTTATACGTTGTCCCTCTCCTGCAAGGCGCAGGGAAAGGCAGGTGAATCAGTTAAGTCCATTGAAGAGATGGCTCCTCTACGCATTCACGGCACAGCAGAGGAAATAGATGAAAAGCTTGGTCAGACTGTGGCCATATGGGGAGGTGCGCTCGGTAAGCACTTCGACAATATGGAGGCAATCGACAAGCAGATAGCTGAGGCTGAGGCTGAAGCTAAGAAGAAAACAAGGAAGAAAGCTCCTGCTAACAAGAAGGCACCCTCAAAGAGGGCCGTTAAGAAGGAGGCTGATGCTAAGGAGGACGCCGAGAGGCTTGCCGCCATCAAGAGTGATGGCCCAAGGTTTGGCTCGGAGCCGACCCCTAAGCCTGAGCCAGCTAAGCCTGAGCCGAAAGCTGAAAAAACTGATGACCTACTCGCGGAGCTTCTTGGGTAATGGAAGTCTCAAGATTGCCTCGCGTGTTTGAGTTCAACGGACTAAGACTCAGTGACCCAAACCCTGACCTGCCTATAGATGCAGTAAAGGGGGTGCTTGGGTTGCAGTATCCAGAGATATCAAATGCAGAGTTCAAGAAGTCAGAAACGTCTGAAGCCATCGTCTACACCATCAAGGCCAATTACGGTCAAAAAGGTTAGGAAATGGCACAAGCTCTTGCTCCAAGCAATAGACAAGAGACCAAGCCCAGCCAAAGGTATCGACATCCCACCGATGCCTTGACTGTGCCTGTTTCTGTCGATGTACAGACATATCATGTCAGCCATGTCCACGCTCTCTGCAAGGAGTTTGGGGTTCCACCTAGCCATCTTGCGGATACTCTCCAAGAGTGGTGGGGTGGACCTCTGGGGACATGGATCAATGCAGGTATGCACGATTGCTGGTCTTTTAATGGCGCTGGACTGTCCGTTGAGTCGGGCACACCTAACATCATTAAGGTCAAGGATGAGCATACCATGCAAAGAATCGCATCATCTTGCGTACATAACATAACTCCAGCCGCATTCTATGATTACTGCTATGGAGACGAAGAATGCGTGGACAATGAAGACGTGCCCAATTGGGATAATATACCCAAGTGGCAATACGCTCAACACGTTGGCTCAAGCGGTTATGGATGGGGTCTTGTTATAGTAGAGACGGAGGAGCTACCTATATTCGGTGACTACATTAATGGTCACTCTATGTATGGTCACTTCATACAGTCTATATACGAGGATGCTATGGGCGCAGATGATATGATAGTCTGGGCATGTGATGGAGTTAAGGTCAGCACACTGAAATACATAAGGTCAGAGATAAAAAGACTAGAAAGAATAATAAATGAAAATAATAGTTAATCAGCACGATGGGTGCGGTACTTCCCTGCAGGGCAGAATCGAACTCAACTACGACCAGATCGTAGACAGACTGGGCGAACCTACTGATGGTGATGGGTTCAAGGTTGATGCCCAATGGATCATACACCATGATAGCGGCGTCATTGCCACTATCTATAACTGGAAGGATGGACGCAACTACTGGGGAGCCGATGGCACTCCAGTAAGCCAGATCACCGACTGGCACATAGGTGGGCACGACAAGGATGCGGTCGACTTGGTACATAACCTCTTCAAGGAGGAGGTGGAGACCGAGATCAACCCATGCGAGCTGGCTCTTTGTGAGCCAGAGTCAGACCCAACAAGTCATCACCATCACTCCTACTTGGAGAGTGATGACTTCGAGTCCTCAACTGATGGAGCACCAGACCCCTATGACAACACATACGGACTATAAATTAAGTAGTGGTATCCTGTTCTTCACGGATGCCACTCCTGTATACGGTGATAGGTCCACAATTGCCACCCTTGCGGAGGCGGTTGATGGTCAGCTTCAGTCTGGCAAGATGTTATCCAAGGAGGATTTGCGTAGAGCAATTGACTCCATGGACAAGTCTAGCGGGCCTAGCTGGCTTGATACCTCCAAGCACCATGGAGGTGGACTGCTCTATCAAAATGGAGCAGACGTCATCTGGTGGACAGGTCTGCAACGTCGAAAGCTCAGATACTTGGTGGACAGCAACCTGCGAAGTCTCAAGGAGTCCCAGACGGAGACTGTCAATTGGCCGTCACTCATCTTCAGACGGACACCAAGCAACGAGTTATTCGTTGCAGCTTGGGAAGTATCTCCTAAGCACGAGATGGAGTACGAAATAAGGCCCTTGGTGTTGCCGGACATCAGTTGCTTTCGTGTCCACACTTGTAATGTGGGTATGAAGTTATCTGACGATTGCCAGACTGTTGAAGATCTGTTCTTTAACAGCAGGTTCACCCGTAAGCCTAAGTTCCATGACACCTTTGAAGTGAGGAGCTTGGGGTATGAGGTATACGACAAGCGAGTGAAGACTATGGTGGCTGTAGATCGGTCGCTTCCAGTCTATGATCTTGACGGGTTCTATAATGCTACCTGTTAATCGGGCAATCAAGGTCGATGTCATCGGTTGCGGTGGCACAGGATCACAAGTCCTCACGGGGCTGGCACGCATTCACAATGCCATCAAGTCTTGTGGCCATCAGCATGGACTGTTTGTTCGTGCCTATGACCCAGACAGGGTGGGCACATTCAATGTGGGCAGACAACTGTTCCACATGAATGATGTTGGTGAATACAAAGCTGAATGCCTCATTCGTCGGCTCAACCTATTCTATGGTGCTCATTGGAACTGGATGAATAGTAAGTGGGCAGGTGATGTATCCGCTGATCTTGTCATGGTCTGTATCGACACAGGCGTAGGCAGAGAACAGATAGAGCGATTAAGCTCTCCAAAGCGTCAGTACATAATGGACTGCGGAAACGAGCGTGACTTCGGTCAGGTAATCCTAGGTGGCATGGAGTATCCATCTCCATACGAGGATCATCCTGCATTGAAAACTAAGTTCGATGACGATGGCCCATCATGCTCACTGGCGGAATCCTTAAACAGGCAAGACCTGTTTATCAATCAGGCGATCGCTACACACGCCTTAAATATTGTGTGGAAAATGGTACGCTACGGTTCGCTAGATTATCGTGGTGTATTTGTAAATCTCAAATCTGGCATTACTAACCCAATCAAAACAAATGGAAGCTAAGGAACATAATCAGTTCGTGCAAAGCATCAACGCCGCATTCTTGTCTCGCTCTAAAGAGCTTGGTATTGAAAGCACAAAACTCGCTAGCCATTGCGTTAGCCTGTGGACCAACGGGAATACTGACGAGTATATGCGCTGGTTCCAAGATCAGTCCTTCGACTGCGTAATCAAGCCAGAAGGAGTAGATACTAATTCAATGTCGGCAGAGGAGATTGCCTCCGCTGTTCGCGCTGAACGTGTGTTTATTATCAGTAAGTGGCTACCTAAGATGGAGACCCTTACCCTTGACTCTAACGAAAGTGGGTCAGAGGTTAATGTTGAGCCAGCTAAGCCTGAGCCTAAGCCTGAACCTGCCCCTGAGCCTGAGGCTGATGACGCTATTGCTGATGCAGTAGCCAAGCTGAAGAGGAAGAAGGAGGAGGCCACAAGCAATACATCCAACGAACTTCTTGCCACTATGGCGGAACGCTTGGATACGCTTGAGGGTCGGCTGGATACCACAGAAGGCCAGATCGGTCAGTACATAACAAGTACAGACACAAGCATCGAAGGTCATACTACCGCTATTGCTACCATGCATGAGGCTATTCGGATTCTGTCCGCAGATGTCAAGAAGGCTGAAGCTGGTATCAAGACTCTACTTACCGCTATATCTGAGCTGTAAGAGTCAATGCGCATATATGATCTAAAATACTCGTTTGAGTTGCGTGAGGAGTTCTGTGCCGATGGCTTGGACTCCACTCGCTGTAGGCTAGAGTATCTACGGACGGGCTTTGATGAGCTTCCTACTCAGGAGCAGATATGGGTTATGTGCCTTGATCGGCATGATAAGCCTATCTGTCGTCGGCAGATTACTGTCGGTATTGTTGATACCGTCATCTTCCATATGAGGGAGTTGTTTGCCCCAGCGCTAGCACCAAACGTGAATGCTTGCTCCATTGTTATGGCGCACAACCATCCATCTGGCAACACTACACCGAGCGATGCTGACTATAAGTCAACAGAGATGGTGAAGAAGGCTGGTATGGCTCTGGGTGTGCCATGTGTGGAGCACCTTATACTCGGAGATCCGAAGCAGTGTCCCAAGGGGCTAGGCTACTACAGCTTTGCCGCCAACGGATACCTAACTGACGACTTCGAGCCAGAACAACTAATACTACGTTAAATGACTAAACCACACATATGGATCACGGGGATAGGTGTTATTCGCACCAACCCAGATGCGATCCCCAATGAGACACCCGACTACCATATACTTGAGGGTGCGCTAAAACGAATACATGGCCAGACTCCAATACAGCTCACTACTGTTACGGCAGATCGTGATGCCATGCAGTATGTATGCCAAAGTAAGTGGGCGATATGCCAACGAAAAGCAAAGGACGCTATGCTCAAGGCACTTGAGGATAGTAAGAGTATAGATCCACCTATTATGCCTTGGACTGACTACGAGGCTATAGCGTGGACTGACGAGTTCAGAACACTCACCTGCAAGAATAACTGTATAATTGCAGGGGGTCAGGTGTATGCCGATCGCTATGAATATGGCGGTGGCGTGTACATGGTGAATGAATCAGATAATGGTCTTGCGGAGTGGCCTAACAAGCCATACCGAATGGACTTCCAGCGCAAGCTGGTTACTGCAGGAGAGCAGATAACTGGAGCAGCAGCAAACCACTACTTCTATCGCTTCACCAAGGGTAGGGAGTATGAGGTGAGACTGATGTCAAGAAGGTATCGGGAACCATTCACACGAATGAAGTCTCACTATAATCCGCAGGAGAGGGAGCTGACTATGATGGAGCACGAAATGGTGCTACATGGTAAGGATGCTATCTACTGCATATATGATGATGACGATGTTCGGTTGCACTTCATAGCTCACCCAGACGGAGAACGAGAGGTTCAAGAGGGTAAGCTGTGGGATGTGTTTGATAAGCCTAGCATACCTACGATCAAGGAAACTAAGTCAGTAGAGTATGACTCTGCAATGGCCCAGCTTGATGTGATTGAACTCTTGCAGGGGTTTGATTACTTCGATGGCCAGAAAGACTACATTGCTCGCATGAGCTGTAGGGACTCTGGCTTGATTGCGGCTGAGACGGGTTGCGGTAAGTCGCTTATCGCAATAAGTCTAATAATGACCAAGAACGCAGATGTTGTGTGGATCATTGCACCCAAGGGCACTGTCGAACAGGGTAGTGACTTCCACATAGCACAGTGGGAGGCAGAGCTAAAGAAGTTCGGCTGTCAGGCTCCAGTTCGTCTTATGACAAAGCGCAAGAAGATGGAGAAGCTAATGGCTGAGAATGATGGTAAGCTACCGAGAGGTGTTTACTTGACTTGGCCTCAAGCACTATTCACTAGTGGTGATGCATTCGAGGCTATACCTGCCTCTTGGTCAGAGGCGGAGCGTGAAGATAAAACTCGTAAGAGGTTCGGCTATCCTAGTAAGGAGGACGAAGAAGACGAGGACATCGGAACTGTGCCAGAAAGACTGTCTATGGGGCTAGGTGCTAGCTTCAATGGCATTCGCTGTATCGGTAATCCATCTCTAGCTACTCGCATTGGAGATGCTATGGACATGGTGATACTCGACGAGGCGCACCTAATCTGTAACCTTGAGTCACAGACGACTAAGGCTATGATTAGGCTGGAGCCTCCGTATAGGTACGCTCTTACGGCAACGCCTATACCCAATATGGTGTACAACCTGTTCAGCCTGATGGGCTGGCTATGTGTCTACAAGTGGCATCACGGTGGGCTGTCAAACAAGAACTGGCCATACACAAAGGACGAACTGAGTACCTTCAAGGAGCACTTCTGCTCCTACGAGGAGGATCTCACCGACAAGATGATAAAGGCACAGAGGGGAGTAAAGAACCCTCAGTCAACAAAGGTGTCGCCTATCATTAGTCAGGCAGGAAGACTACTCAAGTTACTAAAGCCAAGCATGGCATACATAGCCAAGAAGGACTGTAACTCTGAGATAGTGCCGTGTAATGTTACCACCACAACAGTACCTATGGGCAGAATGCAGTTTGATGCTTATGCTCACTTGGTGCAGGTACAAAACATACCATTCACAGACCCAAAGAATATTAAGGCTGTTCAGTCTACTTGGTTGCGTGGTCTGTGTGCCGCTCCTGTGGAAACTGTCGTGGAGTATCACAAGAGAGCGAAGCAAGAGGAATCCGATCCAGATATAGTAAAAATCAATAGCAACTTCAATCCTAAGACGATTGCTATACTGGAAAAGATATACGAGTGTCTAGCCAATGGAGAGCAGGTAGTTCATGTATCTGCTCGCATCCATCAAAGCTCTGAGATAGAGCGGAGATTGGATGAAGCTGGCATAAAAGTATCACGTATTGACAGCACAAGAAGCAAGCATGCTGTGGAGGCTGCTATGTTTAAGGCTGGAGAGACTCGTGTTATGTTGATGGGCATTAACTGTGCCCAATCCTACTCGTTTGAGCAATGTAACAATCTTATTATCGGCTCTCTAGAGTGGAGCTATGGTAAGTTTAACCAAGCTCAAGGTCGAGTATGGAGGCTCATATCCCCTCGTCCTGTTAATATCTTTGTGATACTTCACAAGGATACTATAGAGGAGCTTCTGTTTGAGAAGCTGGGGCTAAAGGAAGACTCCGCTACGATATGTCTGCGAGGTATGCATGTGCCTCGCAATGTGAACTCGGTTCATCCTGACGAAATAATGTCCACTCATGTTCTTAACTTCAACAAGGAGTCAAGGAATATATGCGAGCAGAAATGCGAGGAGGACTGGCCTATACTTCGTCATAGGATTACGGAATTGGAGGCATCTAAATGACACCTACAATACCGCAGATGTTAATATGCTGGAAGAAGTGGCGATACATAAGCGGCTCTTCCGAGAATACCATATACTCCCAAGGCAAGTACGTGGAGAAGTTCATCAAGGAGCGCAAGCTTAAGTCGATAACGGCTGTAACGCCAGAGATTATCAATGCTTGGGTTAATGCGGATGACGGCAAGTCCGTTTCTACGAAGAACTTCACCCTTGCAGCAATCAAGGCGTTCTTTGCTTACGCAAAGGGTAAGGGTTACTGTAGTACAAATCCAGCCGATATAGTTAAGGTGAACAAGCGCATACTAAACCACAGTCAGCGCGAGGGTCGCAATGTGAGGCCCTTCACTGAAACGGAGGTACAGTATGTCATAGATCACGCGCCTTACTTCTATAGACAGGCGACCGCTATAAGCTGGTATACTGGCTTAAGGTTGAGCGATATATGCTGTTTGGAGTGGAACTCCATATCCGATACGCATATGGTCGTGTGGACACAGAAGAGGGATAAGCGTGTGTCTCTCCCACTGGGCCATATAGCAACTGGACTTGGCAAGCTATGTCAGTATCTAGAGGAGATAGAGAAGGAGGACGATGTGTTCTGCTTCCCTAGGCAAAGGGCTACCGTTGAGTACCCAAAAGCTAGAGCTAGACTGTCATCCAAATTCAGCAAGCTACTCAAGGAGTACGGCATAGAAGGCCGCTCATTCCATAGCCTACGTCACAGCTTTGTGACTAGGCTGGCTGGCATGGGCTTATCAATCACAGACATAGGCCGATATGTAGGCCACTCAGACACATCGACCACAGAAGGTTACAATCATGTACATAGTTAATCACTCAGAAGACGAAGAACCACAAATACAAGTATCGAAGGAGGTATTGGATAAGTGGTCAAAGCTCCAAATCCTGTACCACCAGCTAAATCCTCACATAGATATGAAGCCAGTAGTTACATATAAGCACCATAAAGATGGGGACTTAATTGCAGAACTAAAGGGCACTAACCTATCAATGATAGTAAGCAGTAAGGACTGGTCATGGACCGAGTAAAGGAAATATCGAAAGGAAAGTATTCCGATGGTGAATTCCTCTACGAAATCAGGAGCCTTGACATCGAGGACCTAAGGGAGTTGCTGAGCGAGATCAAGTACATACATGATGGTGCTCAGGATAAGCTAAATGGAGCAATGAAGAAGTTCAGGGAGACAGGCATAGCCGCAGACCCTGAATGGTTCAGCAAGTGCAAGATGGTAACAAACATACGTAAAAAACATATACTAATGATAGAGAGGCAAATATCACTACGATGATAATACATAACCTACCACAACTAATAAGTGGAGACTTCCACTCTATGGCTCACTTCGGTAGAGCTATATACAAATACACGGATTGCGGCCCTTGGGTCGCCTTCCGTTTCCAAAACGGAAAGGAGTTATGCTACGAAGACCCACTAGCTAGGGCGCCTCATACTTGTAGATGGCCTTGGGTACAATGGGTCAAGCAAGTATGGAATGGCGTTCGCCCATCAAAGTGTATTGGGCTTCTTGTTGGCTCAATCATTGAAGGTCACGACTACGAAGTTGGCCCAATGCTCATATCGTTTCCATTCGAAGAGGAGGAAATGTATAAGATCATTGAAAGGGTTGACAAGGGGGTTGATGACTACCTAAAGGAAAACGACGACCTGTATAATAAACTGCAGGACGAAGAGAACTGCATGAAGATACTCAGGTTCGTGTTTGAAGACTAAGTTATGTACTGCCCCAAGTGTAAGAATAAACTCAAAATAATCGACAGTAGGCACTCTATGTACCTAGGTAAGTCTGTCTGCGGTAGCATCGCCCTAGATATAGGTGGCGACAATGCCGTAGGCAGAGTGAGGCATTGCCCCAAGTGCAACGCAAGGTACTACAGTGTCGAAACACTCGAAATCGAAAAGAAAGCAAAGGAAGACAAATGGTTATAAAACCAAAACTAAACCTAATATCAGTCGTAATACAGATGCTAAATCTGTGGGGCGATAAAAAAGCAAGAAGGATTGGCTATGATGCGGCCGTAACCTTTTTGCAAGACGACCATTACTTCCCCTATGAGGGGGAGTATGGTCACCATCACTATGGATGGTCACGCGAGTTCGCCGAGGAGTGGATTGAACAGTACATAATAGATCCGCTCCGAGAGTACAGAGATGCACTTGGCTGTTGCGTCCCAGATCAACTGCGAAAGGTTCATGTTCCCTTCAAGCTCAACGGCACTAGGCACGAGTACACAGACTACCCTCTGCATGCCCTAATGAAACACTACAATGGCGAAAGTGATGAGCCTATGTATCAGCTATGGAGTGACAGGGGTGAGTTTGTGTCAGGCAAAAGTATGAGCGACATAAAGAAGGAGCGGGAGGATCTAGGGCTGGCACTTGATGATGCCGAGTCCGATTCAGATCGCTACGATGTCAAGGATAAGCTCAGGCAGCTTCGACACGAACAGCGAAATAGAGAGTTCATTGCACACGTTGGATTCTGGATCGAGTGCTACGGCAAGGGAACAACAAAGGTAAACCCAACGGAGGATGTATTCGAATGAACATACCCCAGTTAGAGGCGTTTATTAAGCATCATTCTCAGTATGCTGAGTTGTGGCAAAAGAAGGGTCACTTCGATGAATACAAGAGAGCTGTTAGAGTTCCATATGTCGATGGCGACGAGGACGAGAAGCAATTGCACAATGTTTTTGCAAGGTGCAATTGTCCAGATGAATACGAGGAGAGCTGGACTGAGAATGCTGGCTTAATTGTATTTGAAGATAACCTATCGCACTCCGCTTCAGTCGGAGACATAATAGTTCTCGATAAGGAAGAAGGAAATAAATCAGTCTACGTTATTGATAACCTAGGCTTTACCAAGATCAACTAATGAGCGTAAGAAAGCAAACGAACAAGCTCCTTGAAATGCTAGATCAAGGACTAGTAACCAAAGACTACGTAATCATGGCATGCCTCAAGTATATGTCGGAAGATCAAGTCGCAGATATGATGCGAGATAATGACATAATCGACTACGATGACGACAATAGTTAGGCATAGTATGGAGGAGCTGAGCTACTCACTACCTCCAAAACAAGCACTGGTTGCTGCCTATGAGCAGCACAAGGGTAACAATAATACTTGGACATACAAAGATCCGTCCAAGTATCCAATAAGAAAGGGTAAGTACGGTTACACATTAGGAAACTGTTGGGTTAAGCATGGACTTAATAATACTAAAATCCGTAGGTAGCTACATTCGCAACGATGGCCAAGTTGGTCCTCTTGCGGAGAATGGCTTGCCTGACCTACAGGAAGATACGGTATCCATCTCGGATACAACTAACGAATGGAAGCAGAGGCTGGCTCCTGAGGACAATGAAGCCTGTCTTCAGATATGGCTGGATGTGATCCTGCCTGACATTGACGAACATAAAGCACTAAGCTAATCATAAAGGGCGGCTCCTTCGGGGGTCGCCCTTGATGAGTGTCATTTCTTTTTGGCGCACTTGCGACAGCAAGGCTTCATCTTGCGCTTGTAGTTGTTGGTGCGCTTCATGCCTTCTTGGTTCTCTTACCCATCCCTACTTTGCGTTTTGCTGCAACTAAAGCCTTCTTCTTCTTTCCTACCTGCTTCCATGTTTTAGGAGTCTTCTTTGATACCCTCTTTGTGGGTCGGCACTTCTTGACTCCCTTGGTCTTTTTATTCCCGCAGGGCCGCCCATGCTGATCAGTCCATTTCTCCTTGAACCATCGCCTGAGGGAGGCTCCCTTCTTTGTCTTGCGGACAGCCATTACTTTTTCTTCCTAGCCTTGCGCTTTCGGCACTTAGCTATGGCACCACTTGCATATGCAGAAGGGAACACCTTGTAGCTGGCCTTCACCTTCTTGTAGCAAGAGTCCTTTTTGGTTTTGGACTTCTTGGGCATTAGTAGCGTTTTTTGGCTTTAGCCTTTTTGGCTGGGGCTTTTTTAGCCTTAGCTTTTGAGTATGCTTTCATACCTGCTTTTGTGTATGGGAATTTCTTTTTACCTAATTTGGGCATCGTCTTTATGTCTGAGGTTATCAATATGCTCTGAGTGAACTTTAATCTGAGCTTCTATATAGCCCAGCCTTAAATTCTGTTCTGCATCATCGGGCAATGCTCCAAGCTCTCCTCTTGGCCATTTGACCCTGAACTCTGAGTTCTGTTCTACGTCCGACTTCATGCGTACGATCTCATTCTCTGTGTCGCTTATGCGATGCTCAATGACACTATACCCCCACACAGCAGTACCAACGGCCATGATGACCTTGATTGCGAAGGCCATGTTGGCCTTTACTTGTGTGTTCTCTGAAAGCTCCTCATTCATCTTCTTCTGTATCAATTTCGAAATCCACTTGGAAAGCTACACCCGACACTAAGTCTGCCTTAACCATCTCTATTGCACCAATTAGGGTCTCAAGTGGCAAGTCAAACTCATTACTATACCTAGAGATCAGCTGATACAGGTCGGTGTAAAATGCGTCAGTCTGTTCTGGTATTGTCATTTTTCTTGAGCTTAATGTGGCTTATTATCTTCTTCGCAGCAACCACGCAGGTAGTTACGCCGAAGGTGAGGACTAAAGTTATGCTCGTTAATATTACGAACCACTTCAATGGTTCGGACCTATTTAATTGCTCTACTGAGGGAGTCTTTTTAATTGCACGATCAATATGTCGCTCTGCCCTAGATACATGGTGGCGAGCCTCACCTATTGGGTTATAAAACGTGCTCTTCTCTATGTTCTGCTGGCCTGTCCTGCAGCCGCAGAGCAGTATCAATAGGAGTAGGTATCTCACTTCTTCTTGTGCTTGATAGTTGGTAGCTTGCGTGACCTCTTGACGGACTTCTTGCCACGCCGACCTCTGTTCTTCTTCTCGGACTCCATGACATACCCGCCTCCCTTGGTGTGCGATACGTCCTTCTTGTCCTTATTTCCGTATGTACCTGCTTTTCGGTTTGCCTTGTTGAGCTTTGCCCGCCTACGCTTCTCCTTTGTACTCTTATTGTACTTACGCTGATAGGCCAGCTTCTTTGCTGACGATGCACCCTTGGCTAAGGTATTTCTCCTACTCTTCTTCTTGGCTGGCATAATTATAAATATATACTTCGATCAATCTACTTCAAGAAAATATCCCAGTTGTCTCTAAATGGAGACCATTGAGACTTACTATCTTCTTTGACAAAAAACGCAAATGACTTCTTGCCGTGGGCTTTGGTCATGGGAATAAGATACCACACGTCCCTAGGCTCTATGTAGCATGCAAGCACATCAACCTCAGTTGCCTTCAAGGATTCTTTTGCCGTACCTCTACCACAGACTACTCGATACTTATTTTTGGGCTTTGGTCTATCTATCCCATCGCTAGTGATAGTGCTTGTCCCTTTTATCTGAACCCTATAGCACTTACCTGCTGGGTTCATTATAATGCAGTCAACAACACTAAAGTCTCCCTCGGAAGGAAAGACCTCTAGGTTCCTCTTTAATGCATGAAGCTTGAAGGCAACCTCGCATGTGGTGCCGAATCTTTTTGAGTCCACACCTTATAAGCCTAATGCTTCTCTCCTGAGTTGCGCTAAGCTCTTTCTTCTAGGTTGCTTGTAGGCTTCTACTTGTGGACTTAGTAGCTCAATATACCTCTGCTTGGAAGCCTCAAACTGCAATATCTTCCTTCTCATCTCAGGGTCTATTTCATTGAGTAGTCTCGACCAGTCCTCATCTTGTATTTTTCTAGCCGTAACAGACCTGCGTAAGTCCCTGTCCTTAAATGATGAAATAACATACTTCTCTGGGTTAGGTTTGCCATCGGCTCGGGCAACGGCCACCGCACTAATATATGAATTCCTAAATGCGTCTGTGTCATTTGCAATAGCCGCTCTCTCCATCTGCTTTATGTACATGGAGAGTCGAGTGGGTGCAGCACCAAACTTCATGGCTGTGCGTAGCGGAAGACCAGTAGCCTTAGCCCCTTTACGTAAGGTATTCTTAATACCTATTATGTCTGCCATCCTGCGCTCCTGAGAGTCAGAGCCCATGAGATTTGTAAACGCTTGATGGTAATGGAAGTAGGCATTGCCTCCCATGTTGTAAAGTAGCGGTCTAGTGAATGTCCCATAATCCGTTAATCCTTCTAGGCCTGTAGACGCAACATTTCTGAGTATGTTCATAAATCCACTCAATTGAGAGAATATAAGTATTCTACTATCTAGGGAGAATCCTCTAGCTGGAGAGTGTGGATCTGCAAATGATATGGTTTGAGCGATAGCATCATACACCAACCCATAAGGGGAGGAGGTTCTTCCAGCCCTTTCGATTGCGGCCATGATGCTATACTTAGGATCGTCTTTGTTTATGAACATACCTACGAATGGTATGGCCTGAGTAGGCGCTATGGAACCTAAGGCAGATGGCTTACCTGTTATGTCTTCATCCCAGATATCCTGCGTCAAGGACAGGAATAGGCCTGCTGGGATCATGCTTCCAGACATGAGGGCCATGTACTTAATGAGTAGCATTCCCGAAAGCTTCCCGTCCTTCGTGCGCATAAACTCATTAACTTGATTGATCCTGCCAAGTGACCAACCCAATAATGGAGCGGCTACACGGCCCGGCAGGGACGTGTATAGCCAAGGTGCTCGAGCAAGGAACCCATCAAGAGATACCTCATTCAGGCCAATTGTTCCTATACCTAAAACAGCATCCTTAGATAATACCCGATTATCTCCGTTCTTCTTTCTAGCCAAATAGTCGTGAGCAAGGTCTGCTATACTTCCAATGCCAGAGTCAATTAGCTTTACGTTGTAATTATTCCAGCCCTCTACTCCTCCAAAAACAAGGTTATCTAGGGTCGCCTTACCGAATCCTATCCCTCCAACGCCCTTTCCGTAACCTAGATCCTCGGCAGTTATCTCATCACCATGCTTTAGGTTGTTGGCTTTTATGTACTTAGACGCCTCAAGGACTAGATCGTGGTATACCGACGATAGCCCGAAAGCAATACTGTGGTTGGAAACTCTAGCTGTATAGCCAAATGGATCTCCTATGCCCGGAATCATCGTCCTAAGCGATAGAGGCTGTCTACTTGGGTCTCGCACTCCAGCGGCCTGTGCCCTGCCTATAGCAGATAATCCTTTGACACCCGGAATCGGCCCTAGCCCCCCAGATATACTCCTATCCGTAAAGGATGCCTTACCTGTTCCTCTTAGCCCAACTAGGTTAATTTGATCCCTAAATGGAGCTTCGTGTTCCTTAAAGTGAAAGAACATCTCTCCAGTATCCTTTGCGTAGTCATGAGCCCTTTTATACTGTATACCCATTGACTCAAGCATTCCACCAAAGCCTTGATCCAGCACATTGCCTAATGCCTTTGCGGTTCCCTTTAGTCCCATCTTATTGAGTCCCCTAGAGAAAACAAATATATCAGGTATGGACAGGAAGTTAAGCATTGAGGACTTTGGTTGCGACAATAGCATGAACGCATGGAAGCCAAGCATTTCTGTAAGGAACCTAACATCTTGGTAAGGGCCATCTTTGCCGCCAAAGTAAAGCTCCATCATCTCGAAAGCTTTTCTCGCTTGACCCTCTTGGACTGCGGCAGACCTTAGTTCCTCAAACTTTTGCTTCGGGTTTGTTATACCCTGACCCTTGAGTATAGCTTCTGCACGTCTACGAACCTTTCCGCTAATCCTCATTTGAGGCTTCTCGGACACCATATTCATCCTGCCTCCAGCCTGACTTATAAGCTCAGCAAAAGCTTTCTTTTTAATCCTAAGCTGATCCATCAGCCCGTTATGTACTCCTCGCCTGCGCTCTCCACCTCGGCCCATAACCGCATTGGTTATAACATTGGCAAGCTGAATATTGAAGCCCATCTCATCAAATGTGTCGTACTGCCAGAACTCCTTGGGCATGACAGTCCTGATGTCTCGGCCATCCATGATCTTGTGAGCTACTGAGTCTGTTATTCGGAAGGTCTCCTTATTGTCGGCAGAATCCTTCACCCTAACCATCTCGCTATGGAATCCTTGGAGTTGGCTAAACAACTGCTTGGTTGTATCCTCAAGCTCCATACCAAGTGTGGTAGATAAGTTTTGAGCCCACTCTATGAATCTATCCGTACCCTCTCCGCTTGTCTTCATCCAAGCTGATCTGATTACAGACTGAGGAATCATCTGACCCTTGAGCTTGAATGCCTCAGTCATTGTGTTCATTGTTGCATAGGGAGCAACAAATCGCTCAACAACCTGAGGGGTGAAGTACCTAGATAGGTACAATCCGATATCCTCGCCTTCTTCTGGTGGCTTAATATCGCCCCACCCTGCTCTACTTAGAACCTCTACTGTGGCAATAAGAGATTTGTTTATCCTCCTAGCTACAGTAACTGGACCTACGTCAATTGGGTCTCTGTACAATGGAACCATTTCTCCTGTAACTGGAGACTGAACCATAATGTTATCTCCCTTATGTACAGCCTTAACCTTATTACCTATGGATAGGGATAAGTCACGAAGCATCTCTCTGGATGTGTTCGTTTCCTTCATGAAGGCTATGAATGCTTTCTTGCCCAGCAGGGTAGCCTTCTCTGGGTTTGCAAAAGTACCAGATGTTTTTAGGTATTCCCACATGCGCTCATACGCAACATCACCCTTGCCTATAAGCTCTGGGTGGTTGTCCAGCCAGTTGAGGGCGTCTGTGTATGGCCCCTCAATAAGCTTTTGCCAGTCATTGTATCCTAGTGCTTTGGCAGCGTCTTTAAGCTTGCGGTTCCATTTGAAGGATTGATTTTTAAAATAAGAGTCGTGAGCCTTATGTAGCGTAACCACTTGATTGAGCATTTGGCTCATGGTCTTGCCTAGCAGTCCCATGTTTGCAAACTGCTGACTAAGGCTCTGTACTACCGAGAAGTATGATGCACGCCTTGATTCATGCCACTCCTTCATAGTTGGAGCCTTGGCGGCTTCATTGGTCTGGGTCTTTACTATATCATAGAATGGCTCATCCTTGTACCTGTCGTTACTCTTGTCTCTGAGGAACTTAAGGTTATCTCCTACTACTTGATTATATTCATCCAAGTCAGCAGGGGACATGTCATTGCCTAGTCTGATTACATAAGTACCAGACGTCCAATTGCCTTCGCCAGTCTGCTTCATGTGGATCATGGTCACGCCATCGCTTAACGAGAATGGCTCCATGTCTCCAAGTATAACTCCGAGCTTTTGTCTTAATGGAAATAGTCTGTTGTTAATCTCCCTACCAACTGAATTAACTGAACGCTCGTACTCAATATCCGCCTCCTTGAGCCTAAGGTCTCTCCACCTTTCAGCGAATTGTCGCTTGATCTTAGTTTCGAAGTCATCGCCTGTTAGCTTGGGTACCTCCATCTCAAGCTTGATCCTTGAGTAGTTGGCGTAATTTGATATTTCATCCACTAGCTCCTGCTGATTAGGTAGCGTTCCTCTTGATATCTGCATGAATGCAAATGAGGTTGGAGAGGATTGTATTACTTCAGCCATTACATCTGAGTAATTACGATCATTAGTTAGGTCGTATATTGCGCTGGATATATCTTCGACAGGTCCTTTTATGTCTACATCCCTGTCTACTACATGTATCAACGTGTCCACAACCCTTTGGGTGCTTGTTGCGCCCTTTATAGACTCTAGCTCTTCTGCCAAGGCAAGGGATTGGTCTGTATTTGTTGCCTTGAGTTTCTTGATTTTACCATTGATTGTGGTGGTAAACTTGCCTTTTAGTGTGCGTCCATTCCTTGAGGTTTCAAATGCTTGCTTGGGGTCAAGTAGCTTCTTTAGCTCCTCGATCTCGGTCTCTAGGTTATCTATGGATGTAGCTGAAGACTCTGCCTGATCTCTTGCTTTCTTTCTTATTATCTCAAGGTACTTAATTGCCAGCTGGGCTGACTGCATCTTAAAGTTTACATCGTTGCCTCCCCAGCCTAGACCAACATTTTTCGGGTCTTCACCTATAGCCTCGGCGTACTTTGATAGCTTATTAATGTGGTAGGTTATTGGCTTGCCCTCAACTATGCCGTACTCCCTTACGAATGCAGCAAGCGGCTCCTCTCCCTCCTTCGTGCTTGGTACATAACCTTCTTCAGCAAGCTCGGACAGAACAACCTCCATCTCCTTGAGTACAGTATTTGCTCCACCAAGCTCTTGCAGCATCTGGTGGGCAACATTTTCATCTGGGGTGATTGTTACATCTGGGTTGGGTTCTGAGCTAAATAGTAAAACATCATCGTCCGAGTCTCTTTCAACAGGCAGAGAGTCTAGATATTGCTCGGTGATGTCTCGCCGATCGCTGAGGTCCATTGCTTTTCCTTCCTCTGGTAGCGCGTATGACGGAGCGTAAGCCTCGGAGGCGAGTACGAGATCCAGCATTGTATCGGCAATAGTATTAAACCGATTGGCGAATGCATCCTGAAGCTCGGTCAGGACAGTGGAGCTTCTGTCTACAAAAATATCAGCTAAAAGACTCTGGAAATCACTGTCAGTTAGGCTTTGGGTGTAAAACTCATGCAGGCTACTTAACCCATATGCAATACCCGAAGACACATCTTTTCCAATCAGCCCCCTCCAGTTCAATCTCCTCATAGGTTTCCCAAGGTTGTACGTTTCGCCAGCAACGAGCGTATGACGCATATCTCTAGGAAGAGAATCTATCACTTTAATGTACATCTGGGCCACCTTTGATGCGGAGCTTCCACTATCGGATTCTGCTATAGCCCTTGCGAACTCAATGTAGTTGGCGTGCTCATTGAGATGCGCCCGCTCAAGGGCTCTGATTTCTGGCTGAGTAAATTGATGAATTAACTCATGAATAAAGGTGCCAACGCTAGCGTCACTTTTTAGACCAACCCGCCCTCTTCTGGAGGAGCCCATGCGATCTTCAATGGGGACAAGCTTGGCCTCCCTTATCGGCTGGGCATTTGACACGTCCCAATTAAGGGCCTTGTCTAGCGCCTTCAGTAGCTTGATATTTGCAGAGTCGGCAGGCAGTCTAGATTTAGCGGACTTATATATCTCGTCAAACAGCACCCCAACTGTTTTGTATCTCCCAAAAGAGTGGGTTTCGTATAAGTGCCGCACAGGTTGTCCCCTCCGGAGGGACTGCCCGACCGCCTTGGCAGCTCTTTCTTTTAGGGTCAACAGGTAATCATCGTTCAAGCCCCCCTCCTCCTCGATGACTTCTTTTTTTAATCTATCGAGTTCTTTTTCATAGTCCTCAAATGGGTTCTCGACCTCGGCGGCCTTGAAATCGCTTACGTAATCAGAGATTAGGCTGCTCCGAAGCGCGCGGATATTATTGCCATCTAATTCATACCCAGAAAAAGAAATGGATCTTGCTATCTGGTCATGCCTCCCCCTGCTACGGAACACCTTGCCCGCAAGGCCTTCTGGGGGCTGGAAGGGCACTAGGGCCTCGGTCAAGGCCTTAACCCTTTCGTGGATTCTGCTCAGGGACTTCCTGTCCTCCCTCTTGTCTTGCCGCTGGGTTATTTTGCTTATGACCCTTGAGAATATGTCAAGCAACCAGTCTAAGAAGTTCTTGAACTTGCTACCGCTGGCGCTTTTTGGGGATTGGCTGCTAAGCCATTCGGAAAACCTCTTGTCGCTCCATGACGCATTAAGGAACTCCTCCATACTGGATACCTGATGCGCAAACTCCGCTGGTATATCTATCTTCTTTATCTCATTGAAAAGCTCATTTGCCTCATCCTCTAGGTAAGCAACCCTGTACTCGGTGATATCGTTTATTCTTATCTGGGCCTTCTGCGTTAGGGCATCTCGGAGTACATTGTGGAATATCTCGTGAACTATTATGTAGTCAAGCTGGGCATCTACATCCGCGCCCCTGATTCGGAAGGCATCCTTTGAGATGTGTACCGACTTCGTGGTGGCGTTGTAGTATGCCTTCCCGAAGGCACCCGACTTCGTGTACGCCTTATGCTTAAAGGTGGCCCACTGTTCAAAGTTGATAGGTAGACTACGTAAGGCAGGGGCATTCCTTAGCCTATCTGCTATCTCCTTTGTGAACTCGTCCACATTTCCCCTCGCGGCCACTCTGTGCAATAGCTTACCCGCGTACTCGGAGTTGAGGTTGTTATCCAATAGGATGTCTACCGCCCTATTGTTGTCCTCTACCATGGTTTCCTGTATTGGAGGAGCTACTGGTATTCTGGATGGAGTCTTTGCGTATACTGATGCGTTATGTCTCTCTGCCTTATCTGATGAAGTAAGGACAGGACCTGTCATTGGTTGGCCGTCAAAGTCAAGTTGGCCTTCTAGGGGTTCCGCTGAATGGAATATGTGAGCGTCTGGGTCTATCTTTTCGTCTGGCTCTGTTGCTGATTTGTATTCATTGGTGGGAGAGTGGTCGGTTTGTCCCCGCAGGGCTTCCGCTACCAAATTTCTATTTACGCCAACACCGCCAACAGCTTCAGTAATGTCCGAAACTATATCGGCAGCCTTCTGGTATAGAGCATCAACAAACTCTCTTGGTGTTGAGTATTCCCTAGTCCCCTGAGAGCCACCAACCCTATATCCCTCCTGATCGCTAACAACCCCGTCTGGGTCTTGAAGTATCAAACGAGACCAATGCTGGTGGATATCTCCACCCTTATCCAATACGTCCTGTATGTATGCCTCAAGCATCTCAGGAGTCTTTGATGCAAGTACGGCATTATCCAAGACCATAGCCAAGCTGCCTATGGTTCTATTTGATGGCTCGTTCTTGCCTATATCCAGTATGGCCTCAATGGCACTAACCCTTTCGGCATTAATAAACTCTTCCCTCTGGGTTGGGGTTAGCCCAGCTAGGTCTGCCTCGTCAATTTCTCGGTAGGTTATCTTTCGGCTTTCTAACGCCTTTTGGTATTGCTCATATATAAGTTCAGCATCTGGCTTTAGCTTGCTTATGTCTTCATTATTACTTATCGCCGCATTAAGCCTATTGGGATCAAGCCCAAGGAATCCAAATTCACCCCTGTCTATGTCTTCTCTATTTATGCTTGGCCTGTCAGGTACATAGGAGGGTATAGACGATGGGTCCCATAGGTATGTTGGCCCAAGGCCACCAGCCATAAGTCTTCCCACGACCTGCGCCCACTGCTGTTCGTTGCGCCTCTTAATCTCAAGCAGCTGCTCTTTTGTTGACCCCCTAAGTGGAGCTTCTTTTATTATAGTATCCGCCGTAGCTTGGGAGAACACAGTTGTGTCCCCCTCGCTTGAGATGTAGTTGATGTCAGTAAAGAACTGCCTGAATACATATTGAAGAAACTGCTGGCTGTATCCCTTCCTGCCTCCCATGGGTCCCATTCCGTTATGTATAAAGTTCCGAAGGGACTGGGTATTGAAATTCTTTCTGGAGTCAAAAACCTGAGTTGTGCCCGCTGCCGATGTCCAAGGGTTTCTTGAGCTGACAGAATAGGTTGAGGAGTCATCACTGCGCTGCCACCTGTTTCCCCGAAATAGCCCCAAGGCATACTCAAGAACAACAGGGTTCTTCGATATTGACATTAGCTTTTCAGCAATGCGTGGATCATTTGTTCCGTATGCCTCAAGTGCCGACTTTAGCTCAACCTGCAGGCTTTCTGGCATGTCATCAATCTTAATTGAAACCTCCCCGATAACCTCCGCATTGTTCTTAATCTCGGAAAGTTGCCCTTCACTAGAGCCAGCCAAAACTACATTCCCTAAGGAAGTTATTATCTCGCTGGCCGCAGATGGAGACAGGGACCCCATATCCACCTTTATTGAAGTTCCGTCTATTGGGCTTGTGTACTGCTCCTCTATGGTGCTTATCTCTTCATCTACATAATCCAGTAAAGCCTGCTTGGTGGAGCCTAGATCAGATACTCTATTGGCCGCGTCCTCGGGGTCCTTAGTTATATTAACTACCTGCGTCCATGCCTTTGACTCCATCATGGCCGCCTCTTTCTCGACCATGAGATTCCTTAGCTTGCTTATGGTGGCACTTCTTTTGGCTCTTGCGGCACTTAATCCGCTAGCCTCTATCTCGGCTTCAACAAATATCTCAATCTGCTTATAGTAATGGCCTAGCTTTGATAGGTCGTTAAATAACTTCCCCTTTAACTCTGAAAGAGCCTTTCCTTGCTCTAGGGTAAATGTTACATGCTTATCCCTTTTGATTACAAATGTTGCGTCCGCAGGTTCATTGGCGTATCTGTCAAAGTCAGCGGTATTAACAGTTATAGTCTCCTCACCCAACTTCTTTATATTTTCTCGCAATTCCTGAAGGTCACTACTCTGTTGAGATATTCCCTGCTCAATCCTCTCAAGCTTTATTTGCGACTGAACGATACCCTGCTCTGCCCTAGCTTCTTGCAGGGCTTGAGACTCGGGAGTTACCAATTCTATACTAGATCCTGCAATCCGACTTCCGTATATATTTTGCCTTATAGTGTACCAGTATGATTTTCTTCTAGCCCTGTCGATTGTGACAAGGATTTCTCGCATCCTTGCTCTGATATTATTAGAGCGTGTTTGGTTTTTCCCAGCTATTGAGCCTGTAGTAAATCCTTGCCTCTCCAGCTCACTAAGTTCCTCGCCAAGGTCAATATACTCCCCCTGTAAAGACCTGCTAAGCTCAACACTCCTATCCTTGATCTGCCTTCTCTCTACCTCTATTACCTCGGACTCACGACCAGTATCTTCTTCCTTAAGATACTCTCGCATCCGTTCGGTATTACTATAGCCAAGCCTATCGCCAGATATATCGGGATCTGAAATATCCACATCCTCGTCAGAGTATCCTGTGTCTTCCCGATCGGAAGTTCTGGATACCTCAACAGTAGAGTCTTCTATATTTGGAAGGATTATAACTTCATAATCTGGGTATGTTCCCTTTATCCTGCTGAGCTTCTCGGCAAACTTAGCCTCAGCATTTTCAACATCAATCTTCTTTTGCTGTTGGGAGAACTCACCCCTTAGCGTAAGTGCCTCAGACTCTATTAGTCCATTGAGTCTAACTAGGTCCCAAGTCTCAATGCCCTCGGCCTTTGCTATATCCGCAAGTGTAGTGCCCTCCCGAACCTCAACAACTCGCTGGTCATTCATGATGGCGTTCTCGACGGGAGTAACGCCCGAGTCCATTATAAATTCATCAGCCTTACCATCGCCCCTCTTTACATTTCTTATTGATTGCTTGAGGCTTAAGTCAACGATGTACCTATCTAGAAAGCTCAACAGGGGATTATCCTTAATGAGCCTCTTGTGGATATCTCTGGTCATCTCAATGGAAAGCTCATACTTACTTGGAACAAGAAGCCGAGTCCTGCCGAATAGTGATTCAATTATGTATCTTGCCACCTCAGGCTCTAGCGCCCGAGTGTTCTCCATCTGAGATTCTCCAGTCATCTTCTGGCTTACCGAATAAAGCCTAGAGCCAAATGAGTAGCCTAGGTCCTTTGGTACACCAATCTGCTCTATTATGTAGCGAAGGTTCTCGTTCTTACTGTACAGGTCCTTCCACTTCTGTTCCAGCTCCACAATCCTGTCGAACTTATTCTGTATCTCGTCAGGCTTAAGCTCGTATAAATTAGTTGGGTCACCCGCATAGCTCAGTTCGGCAGATAGCTCCACTAGCTCAATCATTATATCCCTTGAGGGCCTGAGGGTCTCTACGATGAAGTTCTTGCTGGAATCAACGCCGAGTCCTGTGGTGGCATCAATTACCCCAGTATCGGTAACTTGGAAAGACCTTTCTCCTATCTTTATAATCTTACTGGCATGCTGGCCCACTGTAGCCACAGTATCATCGGTGTAGTTCTTCCTTTGGTTTTCATTAAAGCTGTCTAGGTCTTGCTCTGGGCCTGTCATCAATGGGTTACTTCTGGCCTCTATTTTATGTAGCTCATCAGACTTCGCCTTGTGGCTAAACTTATATTGATTTACTAGCTTATCAGGATCGCCTACATCAAATGATTCTATCTTTTCCGCCAGCCTGTTCCTCTCTGATCGAAGTACCTTTATTGTCTTCCTGTCGCCAGTAAGTGTTTTCTCTCCAGTGCTTGCTGCAACGCTAGCTACGTTACCATACGCAAGATTCTTTGCGTTTAAGAAGTCTTCATAGCTGGAAAACTTAAAAGATACCCTAGGCTGATTATCGGCCAGCATCGGAGGATTCCTAAATGTTATTGTCTCACCATCAAGGCTGAACTTATCTCCATGCTCCACAAGGAATTGGCCTAGTGTCATGCCCTCACGTCGATCAAGTCCAAAGGCATCAGGCCTTATCATTATTGGTGCATATGACTCGAAAAGATTACTATTATAAAAGTGAGCGTTACCCTTGTTGTCCCTATAGATCACATACGTTCCTGCGCTCCTTTGTTGCGTAGACTTATTCTGAATTCGAACTTCCTTGAATGTTTTTCCAGTCAGGTTAATAACTGGCTCCCCATCAGGCCTCTTCTTTACAATAGGTAAATTATCTGAACCAATACTTACTCTCTTGTTTTTTCCTTGATAAGTACCAACCATAAAGTAGCTACCAAGTCCACTTGCTGTACTCTTTGAGTAGAATCCAAAAAACTTCTTATATGGACCCTTGGCCCGCTTGCCCGCACCAGTTGACTTCTGCATGGCAGCCTGCATTTGGCTCTGAGCATACACAGAGTCAATCTTCTGAGCGGTAGCCTCTGCGTTTACATACTTATCCTCATCGCTAATACTGAGCTGTCCGTTTTCGTCAGAAAGAGACCTTACTGTTATGGCCACAGACTTCTGTACCTCTGGGGACGGAAGATTCGCCTTTGCTTCCTTGGCCTTTTCTTCCGCTATCAGAGCCTCAAAGGCCTTTTGTTCGTTGCCACTAAATTCAATGGCGATACGCCTTGCGTCTTCAGCGGCCTTAATGTCATCAAGAAGAGCCTGTCCGAAACCCCCTCTTGATGGAATTATTATAAATCTACCTATATTATCACCACTGCCGATAATGTCCTGCTCGTGCCAAGCTTTTCCGTCGAAATCCTCTACCCTAGTTTGGGGGTTATGCTTCTCCGCATTTATGGTCAGGTCATCCATCTGCTTGTTGACCTTCTTTAGTGCCTCATCTAGTTCGAGACTGGAGCCAAGATCTCTTACTTTGCTCTCAAGAAAAGTCCTATGCGCCTTGAGGGCATTATAGGTCATTCGCTCTGCATCATTAAGTGACCTTAATGGGTCTGGTATCCAATTTAAGTCATCATTGGTACTCTCTATTATCGCATCACGAATCTTATCCCTATCTCCCCCGCTCTGTTCAGCTATCATATTAACGATACCCTTAAGCGTGTCTCCCCTCTCAATGCGATACCTGTTATAGGATGTAGCACCCAAGATTGAGGCCCAGTCAAACTCTGGGGTATCCATATTGTCTAGTCGATTGAACCAATCAATGTCTTCATACTGGAATGCATTAATAGGATCAAACTCATTTGCACCAAACATATCGGCCTGACCAAATGGGATCTTAATGTCCTTTAGCTCAGCAATAGGATTTACACCTTTACCTGACTTATATTTATCGTAAAGGGAATCCTGAAGCTCGGCTCTTAGCTTCCTGTAGTCTTCCGTACCAGTCCAATCTTCCACTGAGTCGTATTTGCTTATTGCCTCATTGTACTTGCTGTAAATATTCTCTGCTCCCACTAGGGCTGTATGCAAAGCTATCTCCTCTGTGCCCGTTCCCTCAGCCACCTGTAATTGCCTGATTTTTTCAGCAAGACTTACGGGGCCAATCTGATCCTGTAGTTGAGAAATAAGATCATTATTAATATCGCCATCAGATATAAGTGCTTCAACCCTAATCCGAGTAAGCATATGATCCTCTATGACATCAAAGTAATCGACTACAGAATCCTTGGTCATGTATCCAAAGCTATCTCCGTACTTTATTATGTCCTTCAGGTTGCGCTGCTGCTGCGGGGTTAATTCACTAAGGAAATCCTTATCCTTGGATAATTCATCTAGTAGTTCGGAGAACAGCTCGGAGTTTGTGACCTTCATGAGCCTTGCCTTGGTATCTGTAGGCACAGGCCCGTTTGTATTGGTCAAGGTCGATATGTACTTAATCAAGGACGTATACCACTCCTCAAATACTCGAGTAAGGCTTATTCCTGACCTAGCGGCCCGAAGTACGGACATCTGTAAATACCTGTAGGCAGAACGCCCAAACCACTCAGCCCACTCCTTAGAAAGCTCCCGTATGCCCCGCCTTTCCTCACCCATAATAGCCAGCCCAATATCGGGCGGGATATCACCAGCCTGCTCGTCTTCTAGTTCGGATATCCTATCCCCAGCTTCTTTATAGAACTCGCTAAATAATGCGTCCTGTCGCTGTTCCTCGGTCACATTCTTGGCCTGCTCCTTAGCTAACTCCAGAAGATTGCCCTGCTGCTCGGCTTGCTCAAGGAGTTTTACAAAGTAAGGAAGTACCTCATATCCGTCAGAATCATCATATACCTTAGGGGCCTTAGCTCTCTTTAATATACTAGGAATCTTATCCTTGTGATTTTTGATTATGTCCTCTGCCGCAAGATTGAGGATATCATAATCATCCAGACCTTCTATACTACTTTCTATTAGGGTCCCTATGTAACTCTTAAACTCATCGAAGCTCTCCTCGATGGTATCTGTCTCGGGCTGTACGGATGTACTATGTTGCTCTTCAGTAAAATCTATACCTCGCTTAGAGTTGCGCAGATCATTACTGCCAGAGTCAAGAAGAACATAATAGTATCCCCCATCTCTGCGAACCTCAAGCCAGTATCTGTCCTCACTGCCCCAAGCCTTATCTGTAACTACATAATTCTTAAAGGAGGTATTCTGCTTGTACTGTTTTGTTACCGTTATGTCTATTGCGTTACCCCAAGCATTCACCATGGTGTTTGCGCCATCGAACTGGGTTGCGGCCAGCAATTCGGCAAATTCATCTTCGTTAATGCTTGCAACCTTATGGCTGCCGTATTTCGTTGGCCTTTTAAGAAACCTAAGCTTTGGGTACTGCTGTCCGCCGCTTAAATTAGCGATTGTGTCCCAATCCGTTTTTGCGTCAGATGAAACAGATATGAGCTTATCGAATAAGCCTGTAAATACTCCCTCTACCTCACCACCAGTTAAGATATCTTGAATTAAAGCAGAGTCTGTATTTTCTCCAATATAATTACTGAAATCCTCATCCATATGAAGCAAGGCTTGCTCTACGTTTAACTTCTTTGGAAGAGTTTCCCCTAAGGCGGTGCTTACCGCATCCCTGTAAGTTCCTTCCCAAGATGCATAAAAACTACCCCATCGATTAATCTCAGCCCTTAATGAAGCATTCTGCTTTCTTGGAAATGCTTGATCTCCATCCTCCCACACTAGCCCCTTTACCCTCATGGATGGCTCTTGCCTTGCGTAATTTATAAACTTCTCCCAGTGAGGCTCTTTGTACCAATGCCCCTCTACGAGAGGAGTCCAGACTCCGCGATTTTTCCTTATGTGGGCATCGAATGCCTGATAAAGTCTCATTTTGTCTCCCGTGAGAGCAGGTTGCTCTTCACTGAAACTAAAGCGACCATCATTATATAAAAACGATCTTATTGAATCAATGATGGCCAAAGCATCCTCCTGACCTTCTCTCACTCCCGAAAAATGCTCACGCTCAATGCGACCTACTATTTCATTTGAGTATTCAAAGTCAGGAGGCAGGGGTGTGTTATTCTTTGTGGCCTGACTAAGTTTCTTTCGCCTTTCATTCTCTTTCTCATTCTTGGCTTCACTCTCCCTTGCCCGCCTCTCCTTGTCGCTCTTGTCAGCCTTGTATTGGTCAATCAAGAAACTCTCCCACTCCTTCTGCGTTTTGCTAAGGTGGTACTTGAACCTTCTTCTCGCCATATTGTAGTATGGCTTTACATCTGCGACTTTCTTTATGTCGCTTGCATTAAATCTTGCTGGGATATTGTAGTAGGCCAAGGCATCTATGTACTCCTTATTGGACCCATCTCCATATATACCAAGATTGAGTAGCGTTCCGTTATATAAATCTTCAAGATCAGATATGTTTTGTTTGGCAAAATAATGCCTTCCAAAATCATTAGGATTTCCTGCTGGGTCCGTAAATCCCTTCCCGTTCCTCTGCTTGGTTTCATCCTCACTTATCTTTGACTCAAGCGATGAAACATAACTCAACCAAGCCTGCCTATTCCCTTCCTCTTCAATACTGCGAGTAACGTCTTCTTTTTTAGACTCTATATCCTTATCAGTCCTGCCTTGAAGCCTGAGGATTTCATCCATGTGCTCCCTGTAGGATTCAATGCCTTGCTGCTGCAGGGCAAAACCTAGCCTCTTGATTGATGCCTTATCCCCTGTTGATTTAATTTTCTCAATATCACCAACGTCTACCTGTCTAGTCTGTATTATTGCATCGGAAATGTAATGTACCTCAACTCTCCCGTTAGATTCATTGAGCCTCCCAGTAACACCAAGGTTGCCATTGTACGCAATAACACCCTTCTTTAGGTTGTACTCCTTCCTTATGTCACCAAGCTTCTCCTTGGTGTCTGCAATTAATCGCTCTCCAGCAGTCTCTCCACTGACCCTGATCCCCTTAAGTATTCCACGCTCCCTAAGGTTCCATGCGATCCCGTTACTGTTCGACTGCTGCCAGATATTATTGGCAACTTGAGCATCAACACCCTTATCCTTCATGTACTTATTCATGAAGGATTTTCGGGTTATGTTATATATGTAATCTCCAGTAAGATCGGCATTCGGCTTCTCCTTTAGTTTGTTAATGAAATCCGTAGCGTATGTTACATAGGCGTTTATATCGCTCTGGGGTACCTGAACCTCGGCTGTTGGCGGATCAACTTTGACATCTACTGGCTTGGCTTTCTTGGATGATAGATTGTACTTATACTTACCGCCTTGCTCAACGACCTCAAAATCCTTTCCCTCTGCGGTCGTTCCCTTTAGCTGGTCGATTGTAAGCCCAGAGTTAAGTATCTTATTTACTGTTGCTGCCGCAATATTTCCGCTCCTTGTGCGTTTAGATAGATTCTGGAGCGCACGATCTTGCTCGTTCTCTCTCTTACTGGCAACCTTGTTTAGCTTACTTAGCTCTACATCAAAGTCTATTCCGTCTATGCTGGCCCTATTGCCACTGATGCTAGTTATGATTCCGCCCTGCTCAGGGACGTCTATATCAGAGAAGGTTACATAATCACCTGTCTCAAATTGTGATTGCTGATTTTCGGGTACTGCCTTTACCGCCCTATATATAGGTACTGTCTGGCTTTGCCCGTCTGCTTCTATCTCTATAAAGTCTTCCGATAGTCTCCGATTATATGTGCCTATCTTGCCAGTGCTTGTGTCAAGTATGGCTTCCCCTTTCTTAAAGATTCTGCCTATACGAGAAGTCTCCCTTGCGTCTGCGAGTTCAAGTCTGCGTTGCTGATCTATTTTCCCCTGCTTCACTCTAGCCTCAAGCTCCTTCGCCATAACGGAGCTAAGGGGCCTTTCCTCTGGCTGGGCTAAAGCCTCTATAAGTGTTGCCTGTGCACCGCCTGCTGCACCTAGAATACCAGCATCTACAAGCCTCATTCGCTCCGAGCTGGTCATGTGCTTCCAGTCCATAGGCTCACCCTTGGCGTACTTCTCGCTCATCATATTGACGAGCTCTTGGAAGCCTTCAGTTCCACCCTCAAGTGTTATGTTCCTAGGTAGTGACTGTACAAATCTAGACCAATAATGCTTACCCTTTGGACCTGTATTCCTCAGGAACTTGCTCATTATCATCGAAGGCAATACGAAGTCCGCAGAGCCAGAAATAACTCCTCCGACCATAGACGCATTACGTGCATCTACTGGATCAACATACTCTGGGTCGCTCTCAGGTAGTAAAGTGCTGTCGTATAGGGAGCTGTAAATCTCTCCCGCATTCATCCCAATACTATTTAGAGCTGTAGCCGCATACATGCCGCCCATCTCCATCTTCTCAATAAAGTCTTCTCTTGCGTCCCTTTGAACGTAGGTTCCCTTTACTCTCTTAGTGACCTTCTTTCCCTCTGGTATTCTCTTACTTAGTGTCTTTGCTAGTGCCTTTGAGCCGACAGCTCCAGTTCTTGCGGCAACCAGACCTTGCACCAATGAAGGAAATGCCTGTCCTGCAATAGACGCTGCACCACGCATAGCCTCGTCAGGCTTGTTCCACCTAATATCGGTAGGTCTTGTAATTGTAGGAGTATATCTACTTGATTCGGCCCTGAGGGCATTAGCTTTCTCCTGCATCCAAGCATTCAAATCGTCACCAACAACAGGTATCTGATCTGCTACTAGACCTAATGCACTTAAGCCACTACCAGCCATACCTATCGTAGACATCCTGCCAGCACGATATAGCTCTTTAGGCAGAGCTAATGGCCCCTGCATGTCAGGAGCTGGTCGATTCTTTATGTCGAGATATTGCTTCTGGAAAGCATCACCGCCGACTTTAGAGAGCGATTTGCCCTCAGACTCTAGGCGCTTGCCTAACCTAAACGTAAGTGTGTCATCAGATAGCTGGGATGTATCCACCCCTTGCGCTTTGAGCTGTACCCTGTACCTCTGCGTGTAGGGATTGGTTTGTCCATATGTATCTGACATTATTCACTCATTAAGTCTTTTGCTATCCCGTAAACGTCATGGACTGTCCATGCGGCCATGCCTAGTCCTGCTATAAATCCTGCTGCTGTTGTCCAAGGGTTCGCGCCAGATGCACCAGTTGCTGTGGCGCCACCTACGGCGGCTAAAGCTTTTTTCCATACGGAACTCAATACCCCTTTCCCAAGCTTCTTAGCAAGTGCCTTATCAGCTTTAGGTATCTTCTTTATCTTGCCGTCCTCAACCATCTGCTTGAGTTGTTCGGTTACCTCTTGGTTGCTTAACTGGGCAACGTCCTGAACCCCATTTGCCTTGAGTAGGCTTCTCTGGGACTTCATTACAGAGTCAATCTCGCTTTGTGCTTTCGCCAAGGCTGGGTTTGGCCCAGCAGCTGATCGTGGAGTATTCCATTGCAATGATGGTGTTCTGGCTAAATTATTGGTGGCTCTCTTTAATTCCGTGCTAAGCTGTCTTCCGTATAAGGTTGATGTAGCGGCCCTATATGGAGTTGTGGTCATTCTTCCAGCACCATAAGCTAATCCTCCAGTACCAGCAGCCCTAAGTGCTCCTCCCAGTATCGGGTTCATTTCTTCCTCTTCCTCAGAGCCTCCTCCTGAGCCTTCGGTTTTAGATTCGCTGTCCTCATTTTTACCTTGAGGCAAGAGTGGGTTATCCTGACCAGCTTGAGGTTGAGCATTATAATATGGATACCAATTTACCCCAGCATTTGTAAGGGTATTAAATTGATTGGTCTGGGACATGTGCTTCGCTTCCCTAGCCCCTGCAATACTAAGTATTGCTTGATCCGCTTGGGCTTGAATCATTGGGTCGCTCGCTATATATCTGCGCTGAAGCATCTTAAAGGCTGGAGAGCTTGGGTGAAGTGGCACTCCCATTGGGACCTCTCCTCCGTCTGCGCCTCCTTGCATCCTCAGGTTAGCATACTCTGGAGTCCTCTGATATGCTCTGCCCTCTTTGGATGTCAGCCACTCGTCCACCTTTTCTGGGGTGGCCATTTCGCTGTAAATACTATCTGTGACCTGCTCTCGGTATAAGGCTGGATTGTAGGCCTCCATCTCCTTATATAGATTTGCGGCAAACATTCCCTGACCCTCTCTCTGGCTCTTTGCCTCTGCTCCTTTTAACGAAGCTTGTGAGTATAGAGTAGACTGCTCTGGGGACATGCCCAAGGGGGCTGATCCATAGCCTTGCTCGGCCAACCCAATTGAACCACTTATGGCCTTATTTCTGTCGGATTCACGTGCTAGCTTTCTTTCCCTTTTGAAGTTTTTCTTATCCCTTTGTAGGGTCATGAGTTGATCCATGTGAGCCTTGGCACGCATGCGGTCACTCTCGTATTGGCTGTTGAGTTGTGCCATGCGGTAGTCCTGCTCCATGCTCATTACATTTTGCATCAACCTGTTGGGGTCGATGGTCTGTATTTTTTGCTGCGGCGCAGAAGCTGCCCTATTGGAAATCTGCTCTAGTAGGGTTGCCATTGTTATGCCATTTGAGGTGCGTTTTGTCGCTCTCTGCTGGTTATGCTATCCCATCCTGCAAGCGCAGACTCAGTAGGAGCAACCAAGCTATCAAGTGCGGTTTTTCTAAATTCATCTACTCTAGCTGGAGCCTTGGATTGTGCAGAGAAAACCTTATCATATGTATCGGTCTTATCTGCTGCAATGCCCTGCTGTGCGGATGCAAACATGTCGGCCGCAGATTGCGCTCCCTGTTGTGCAGCTTCTCCAAACGAAGAAGCAAAACCAGAGCCAAACCCGCCCTGCTCTGTTCCAAACTTTTTGGCCATCTGAGCTAAGCCATCGGAAAATATCTTTTGGTTACTTTCACCAAATGCCCTTGCGCCAGCCGTTGCAGCTCTTGCTCTGTCACCAAATAATCCCTGCTGGTCTGACTCGTATGAGCCTATCCCTGATCCCAAAAGTGGCCTTACGTTTTGATCGTAAAGGCTATCTACATCCCTTTGGTACATATCATTAATGGCCTGAGCTTGAGCAAACCTATCCCCGTAATCACCAAGAGAGCTGGCTGCATCTGATGCGTAATTCCTCCAGTTGCTATACCAAGGGTTCCTCTTCATCCAGTCGTCGTATGCCCATTGGTCGGCAGTACGCTTAGCCTTCATGCTTTGAAGAGCTTGCTGGTACGGCGAAGGTGGCTTCTTTACGCCAAATAATTTACCAAGAAAAAAACAGATTGGTATAGCCTTAAGGAGTTCTCCAATGGCATTCCAAGGATTTGCTAAGATATTGAATGGGAATATTATTGGTTTCATCGGTATGCTAAGATTTCAAAATTACCATGTGATCCTCCATTGCCGTCCTGCCTAGCGAAGTACACAACGACATGGGTTGAGGGGGTTATTCCTCCAGTATTAGAAGGAGAGCTTACTGCATTGTTTGATGCTTTATAGTTGGTGGAGCCCATGAGTATTGGCCAAGGAGCCGAGCCAGCATGAAGAACTACATTAGCGTAGACATCGCCAGAATTATCCCAAGCATTTGCGGCATAAGGCGCCAGCACTCCCGTATCTGGGTTGTATGCCCACATATCAAGCTCATTCACGCTGACATTAACAAGCACTTGCCTTGCGGTGGAAGGAACTCCGCCTAGTCCTATTACCTGAACAAACTTCCACCCAATACTTGTTGGGTCACTTACGCTACTGCCGCCTTGGCTGGCGGTACCTGATCCAGAAACAGAAGCAACATATGGAGTTGTAAGCCATGTCCATTCAGACTCTATAGAGTTTCTGCTGATTGAGTTATCTGCTTGTACCTGTGTGGCGATCCTAGTGTCTATTGCGCTATTGAGAACAGCAGAATCGGTGCTAAGGACTTCACCATTCATGGATAGTCCACTTCCAATTTTAACTCCCCCTTTTACAGTAGCAGTGGCAGTTGGAAGTCCAGAAGAGAAAAGACTACTGTTCTCCAGTGCGTTTACAGCAGTATGAATTGCGCCTAGGCCAGCATGGATTCCATTTACCTTTGTGGTGAGTCGATTCCAGTTTGCGTCTATATTTGCATGTGATATTGGAGCACTTGATCCCGTCCTTGTGGTTATGCTCTGACCAGTATCTATTGTGTGGCCTGAAAGGTCTGTAGGCGTCTGAAAGTTAGTTGCCATTTCGCGTACTATATTACTGTTTGAGTTTTCATAGTCAAGACTCGACCTTTTCTATGATGCTGTTGATTGAGTCTGCTAGACTAATCCAAAATATCCTCATCTTATCTTCGTATGCATTAACACCATCTGGGTCTAGCTCACGAATTGCATCTGGAACCTTAGGCATCGTATCAATATCAACCGTTATGTACTGAGGCGTTGCCTTCGGCATTGTCTTAACTAGAGACATCTACTGAACCTCCTATGCCTATCATCTGCATTGCAGCCCGATCATACACGCCTCCGACCTCAAAGGTTCTCCCTAGAAACTTAATTGAATTTCCTGCAGTAGTACCTGTAACGACTAGTTGATCTTGGAATAAAGGTGCTCGCAGGTATAGAGGTATAGCATTCTCGTTTTTTAAATCGCTCAATATAATTGCTGTATTCGGGTCATTCTCTTCACCGAATAGAAACTTTTCAGATGCTGTTGCCGCAGTAGTATATGCAGTGTAGACCTCAACACCTACAGATGCATTAACATCAGCTGTATGTAGGATATATGACCGCATATCCTTCTCGTTAAATGTGTCCCCAAAAGCAATAAGTCCGAATCTCAGCTTTGAGTCGTAAGCTATCTGATTCTTGAATATATCATGCCTATAGTAAATTGCACTCCTAGGCTGATTTCCAGATGCCGCCTCCAGTCCGTACTTGGCTACATAATGACCATTGCCAGAGGCATCGTCTATCGACATCAGGAAAATGTAATCGCTATAGTCATTTGGTGCAGGATTTACATCAGTAGATGGCTGTCTGCATGAAGCTGAAGCAGTTATCTCCGCATCCATCTCCGATACAGATCCATACTTATAGTCAAAGGCTATAGTATGGATACTGGAGCCAGTCTTATATCCCTTGGGTAAATGTATAAAGTGCTCACTTGTTACGACATTATCAATCGCAAATACATATTCTGATTCCGCTTCGCTTATCTCCTCCCAGAAGTCTGTTGCAGCGGCCAACTCAACTGATGGTATAGGCTGGGGTTGAGCTAATGAAAGTTCATATATGCCCTCATATCCAGCGTACACATGCTTCTTGCCACCAACGAGCATAACTGTGTGTCGGAATGAAGGTACGTTTCTGCCTACGTATCTGGTTTTAAATGAGAAGGGGTTCTTTACGTCACCTGTTTGGCTAGTAATGAAGTATCCGTTCTCTCTGTAGCAAGCGAGGTGATCTCCTATTGGCTCCATCTTCATTATCGTGGAACCATCCTCCTGCCAGTCTTGGTAGCCAGACCCAAGACTAATATCAAATACTATACCGCCAGCTATGCTTACGCTTCTATGAAGTTCTGCCGTGGTGTTTGTAGTTTCGGCATAGGCATCAAGATATATGCGTCTTTGCCACTCGGGCTTAGGCTTGTATGTCGCCAGCCCATCCGTGAAATAAAAGGAATCGTCATACCTGCCTACGTAAACCCATGCTGGGGTTGTGTTTGCTCCAGAGGCATCATACGCAACATATACCCACTCGCTTGATCCATCCCAATAAAAGTATCCTGCTGAGGCATGGTAATAGTAGCCTCCACTTATTTCTGTGGCCCATGTTGCTATGTTCTCCCAAGGGTCATCTTGTCCAGTATATGATGTAGATCCTACACGCTGTATTGCTGTTATGTCTACTGTACCTCCTACCTCTTCTGGCCAGTACCACATATAAGGTTGCTTGGTATCAAAGCCGTAGGCTGATACCTTTACTTTATTACCTAATACTGGGTGGTCGTATACTGTCCTAGCAAGGCCAGCCACAAATGCAGAGCCTACTATATCTGGGTAACTAGAAGTGGAGTAAGAGGAGTATCCTCCAGAATTATACCAAGTCGCAAAGTCATACCGAATCGTTTCGGTTATTTCAGATGGCAATCCAGCATCTATTACAAAAGTTATATCATACTGTGGCAGATATGATGATGTTGGCGTTGGGACTAATGCGCCATTTGCAACTATCATACCAAACGGACCCTCTATGTCGGTTATGGTAATTGCATTATTAAAGGACAAGGCTTCATCCTCAAATCCCCTCTGTGTTCCATACAGCTCTATATATGCCTCATCTAAATCTGAATCGGATGCACCCTCGGCGGAATTAAGTGTGGTTGTTGAGCTAGTAATATCACCATCTGTGTCTGAGTCTGATACGCCCAAACTAAAACCAGAACCTGCCATCTTGGCAGTTAGCGTCAATCCATCCTTATCGGATGTGGCAGTAACCTCGGTAGAATCAGAGTTTATCTTGTCCGCAAACTGTTTGGCTATAGTTTCTGCCGTTGAATCCCAAGCAAAGTCCTCAACTGCTGGGCTAGCTGTCGGGTCATTGGTTAGTAAATAAACTTCGTTATTTATGGAAATCTGATATGCGAATGCCACTGTCGGGGCACTTGATGGTACAGTCCTTGTTATCCCCACCTTACTGACTTGGGCTATTGCTTCATCAAGGATGGCACGATATGAATCAACCAAGTCTGGCTTGGTTATTATCATGGACGTCATTGATGTTGTTATGTCTACTGGTGTAGATGCTGGCCTTGCTATCTCTACTGCTGGAGCCGTGGCTGTAGTCGTTGACCAGTTTAATGTGTCGGCTACCTTTACGACTTGGCCTATTGAGCTTATTACAGCTACTGGAGCAGTGCCAGAACTCTGGGTAAATCCAGTAACTGTTACCGCTGGTGCGCTCTGATATCCTGCACCATGGTCATCTATTTTTATGGATAGAGTCGATCCGTTAAGTGTCGGGGTTGCCTTGGCTTGTCTGGTTTGGGTAATAGAAAGCTTAAATGTATCCTCGGTTAGGTAGACTACATAATAATCATCTCCCTCAATAGGGCCACCGCCATCATGCTGTATGACCCGAATACGCTCTCCGTCATCAAGGCCATGCTTGGTCTTGGTAAATACATCGTTTGCACTCTGACCTGTGATTCCAGTTATGGTTGCATTTCCTCCGTGCTTCAGGGAAAGTCTGCCACCATGCTGGCCTGCGCCCGTTACGTATACTGGATCACCTACGCTGAATGTTGCGTTGGTTTTATTTGCAGCAAAGTCTGAGTGGGTCGACGCACATATAACTGAGTTTCTTTCAATTGATACGTCCAGAGATTGATTGAAAAGCCAAGGCTCTCCGTAGGCAGACCACAACAGGCTGTACTGATTCCTCCTTGTTGTTATGTCTGACCCGTATCCAGATAGATCATATACGCATGAGTAAGCACCAGATGAGCTTCCCCTTACTAAATCGAATCCCTTATCTATTTCTACTATATCGCCACACACCAATCGGCCGTCGAAGCTTTGTATCGTCCCAACGCTAGCCACCTTATTTTCTCGAAGACCATAAAGTGGTTTAGCTGAATCCCAATCTGACTTATAGATCAATGGAAGATCAAAGCCATTATTAAGTATCGCATGCCCATCAACCTCCACGCATTCCCATCTGCGAACTCCAGAAGTCCCGTCATCTAAATGGTGAAGACCACTAGCAATAAGCTTCCATCCAGACACTCCCTCTGCTTCATTCCAGTAGGCCTGTGAGCTTTCTATGGCATCATATCTATCTATAGTTGCAGTAACTAAATCCCCTACAGAATAACCAGATCCTCCACTTACTACAGATACTGTATCTATATATGTACCAACTACATTAGCTGTAAGGCTTGCCCCGCCAGAGCCAGCCGTGAGGGTAACGTATCCAGCAGGATATCCATACCCCTTATCTCTGGGTATAACCTCAGTAATTGCTCCGCCCGAAACCTTGGTTACCACCAATACAGCCGCCCTACTTGGAGTGTGCGTGCAGTACTCGGTTCCCGTGGTTGGAACAAATGCAAATATATTCCCGTTTCTTTCAGCTAATAGCCTAGGATTGCCTAGGTGGTCGGTAAACTCATGAAGAAGTCTTACCGATCCAGACACATCCATATCGCCATCCTTTATGTTTTGATGGCCATCTAATAGCTTCCAGCCTTCGCGGCGAATTTCGCCGTCTAGCTCTCTTCGGAAGTTTAGCTTCTCGACATAATTGGATATACCCACAGTCTCCTCGGATGTAGCGGTCAGTAGCCGACCGCCATCAGAGGGCCTTACGGTCTTGTGGACATATCTCTTTTTTGCCATTGAAGCATTACTTCTTAGCTCTCTTCACTGGTGGTTTCTCCTCTGCGCCAGACTCTATGTCTTGCAGGAGTGCCAAAGCGCCGATTACTCTCTGTTCTTGAGTGCTTAGTGCTTTGAGCTGATCCTGTGTTTGGCGGAGTAGTCCCTCCAGTTCTTGTTTTTTTTCCGCAACTTCGTCCTTATTCATTAACTTAGTGTAGCTACCGTTCCCGTTGTCGTGGTAGTTCCGTCAGCCGCAACGTATTGCACCTTCAGGTTACTGCCATCTATGTAAAAGTTTATCATCTGTCCCCCCATCTGGGCTGTCCCAGTACCAACTCCCATTGCTGAAGTATTAACAGTTAATGCGAGATCGTGGCTTGAGGTCGCCCTAAGTATCTTATGGGTATCTCCAGATGCGGTACTCCCATTGGTCATCGACCAATCCACATTAAACGCATCCTCTTTGTGATATATGTGGGTTATATTGCCAGTCCCGTTGGTGTCATAAAGTTGCAACAATGGTTCCCCGTTGCCTTGGATGGAAATAGTGGCGTTATCTATAGAAGTAGAGTCATTGTTGGCTGCACTACTTTGTACTAAAAGTGTAGTTCCTGTGGAATCTGCGCCTTGTGTTATAATGACCTCGGCAGGGTTCGTTCCGCTTGGCCCATATGTGCTTGCAAAAGTAGATGCAGTTGCACCAGTACCCGTAAGTGCATTCGCACCTATGAGTACCTGCCCGTCAACTGTCAACTCATACCCTGTTAGGGGAGTATTGCCGATGCCTACTGCGTTAAGACCGCCATCAACAATTAGCATATTGGCGTTGGCGTCAGACTCTACTCGGAAGTCTACGTCACGGCTATCTTCGTTGATTATAACCGAATTGTAGGTGGCCCTAAATACGCTCTTATCGCAGTTGGGGCTAGTTGTTCCGCTTGCGACTGTATCTGGTACGGCTACAATAAAAGCATCATTTGCGTCATTGGCTCGTACAGCAGCAACAATATGGCCAGCAGGATCTCCCGATACTACCAGTCCAAATTCGGAAGCAGTAAGTGTAGACCCAGATGAAGTTGCGCTTATAATGTCAGTGTCAGAAGCAGAAAACACTAACAGGTATGGGTTGTCGGCTATCGTACTGGAAGTTCCAATACTAAGCTTACCATAAGCCCATGTGTCACCTACTACCTTTAGTTGATAGTTGGTGTCTGCATTTCCGCCGATACCTACGCTGGTTGTGGCGTTGTCTACATCCAAGAATGCTTGGCCGTTACTATGTCCACCTGAGGTGTCATAGTCATATATAAGAAAGTCCGTGCTTGTTCCATCAACCCTGATATTGAGGGAGTTGTTGGCTGACCCTACAGTTCCTGCTGTGGTAGTAAGGAATATCTCAGCCTGTCCACTTGTTAGCGTTCTTATGTGCTGAGATGAGCCAGTAGTGCCTTCAAGTATTATGGCTGCAGTATCAGAAGATTCTGTTATTATCAATTCAGTCGAACTGGCAGAATTATCTCCGACTATCTGTGTATTGCCATACACCTTTAGCTCATACGTAGAAGTAGCAGCAGCTCCACCGATACCTACGTTACCTGTTGCGGTGTCGATCTGGAGGGGGTCGGCAACCTTAGTATTGGATGTGTTGTATATGTCGAAATCAATCTTACCTGCTTCATTTGTTATAGTAAGCCTATCATTGGTCTCGGCCGTATCTTGAAGGTCGATACTCGCACCTTCAGTGCCCCTTAGGATCAATCTACCATAACTGCTAGTGCCTGTAGCTTGTGCAAAGATATTTGCCTCCCCACTGTCAGTTGCGTCCAGAACTCGTAACTCCGTTGGGGAACCTGTGCCATCCTCTACAAACAATGCACTACCCTTGCCAACTAAATGGAAGTCAGATGCAGACATTCCACTTGGGAAGCCTACTGTTGCGTCTGTATTGATGAAAACTGTATCCGCACTTGAGTCAACGAATAGAGCGTGGGTTTGACTGTCTGACTCTACTCGGAAGTCATATGTACTTGTGCCTGACTCGTTGACTACGATGGATCGGTCGAAGAAGTCTGATTGTGGAGTTAGCCCAGTCAGCATGGACTCAAACATAGTCTTACTGATGGAGCTTGGAACTGCTGTGGCACTACCACTAGCAGCAGTCCACCCCGTAACGGAGGTGTCGAAGTTTATGTTAGCCATGGGATGCTGTGGGTATCAAGGTTAAGCTATTGTGTACTTGAGGTCGCCTACGCCAAACGTGACAGTAGTATTTGTTCCAGACACCGTAACTCCTCCACTTGCAATCGGCATTGCCAAGAGCGGAATCCATGCGGCGCTATTGCTTAGCGACACATCATCCTCACTGTAAACAATGACAGCATAAGGAATTGCACTACTACTATTCCAAGCCCCAGAAGACTGAGGGAATGAAACAGCTTGAATATTCTTGTATTCACCAGCGGTATTGGCTGTCCATGTGCCAGAACAATTACCTTGGTCGTATCCAGCGGTATCACAGGTGCCTTGGGCAAATACGATGCCTGTTCCAGAACCTCCATTTAGCGTTGTACTAACAAGAGGAACTCTGGTGTAGCCATTTCCACTTACCTCGGTAAATGTGTCAAATCTTGCGGCCAGACTGGAATCCGTTGCTAGTGCAAGCTGAAAGTAGTATGCGCTATTGCTGTTCTGGCTGGTCAGGTTGCCCTGTAGGTCTGAGTAGGTATAGACACTAGATAGAGTGCTTGTGCTATAACTAGTATTACTATATGTACTCTGACTACTTCCGCCAGAGTTTGAGGTCATAAGGTAGTCGCCTAGTAGGTCTTCAAGTTGTGCGGATGCGTGGGCCATGATAAAATAAGGTTGCGGTTAGTATGTGGAAAAAATATGTCTTCTGGCTAATAGTGTCAAGGGCCTTCTTCTTCGGTGTACCACCCTCCATCTGGATTGTTTAAAAGTGTTTGCCCGTTGAATAGATGCGCTACTTCCTCCATTACGGGCAGTATGTGTTTGCCGTAGTCAGCGTGGTCAGGGTTATCTATGGTGTGACGTTCTGCGTACTGAGCAGCATTGGCGTTGGGTATACCTAGTGCATCTTCAGCCTGTTGATTGGCAGCGTCCCATTCAGAAACAGTGTCGATCAGTATGTATTGCTTTGCCATTAGAGGTTGTATTTGCCCGCAAGGTAGCCTTCACACAGATCACGATTTGAGTCGCTTAGTGTGCCTTCAAATATCAGTAGTTCAGCGATTTTTCCGTTCATATAGTAGGAGGTGTTTTTGCCTTTCCACATTCCAAGAATCTGTCCGTTAGTACCTTGCGAACCCGGATTTCCACTTGCGTGTGCGCTTGAATCCTTGCGAATTGTTGAGGAGGCACCATTGAGGTGGATCGTAAATATGTGCCAGTTGGTATCTGGTGAACCTGATGCTGGCGCGACCCATGAACTACCTGCGTATGTACCCCAGCCCGTCGAACGCATCGAGAAGTTTACACCTCGGTATCCGCTAGGGTCGTCGCGTCCGTCTATTGCGTTATTACTACCGCCGCCACTCGTAACATCGTATTTGCAAACGATAAAGGCGGTCAATGGTTGTGATGTGTTGCTGCCGTAGTCTACCTCTAAATAATCAGCATTAAAGTCAATTGCTGGCAGACTGTTGATTTCGTTTGTACTGTATACTGGCTGGGTGCTAGATGTGCTATTGCTCGCGCTTACGCTACTACTGTGCCTTGATGTCCAGCTTGATACACTATCACCATCGGTTTTGCCTGTTATGCTTTCAGCGTCCAGCCAGAGCAGTTTATCAGTTAAGGCTTCAACTTGGCCTTCTTGTGTTATTGCTGTTGCAGTAGCGGAGCCTCCTATGACTATGTTACCTGTTGCCGCTGCAGATACTGGAGTGTTTGTGCTTGTTGTTGATGTAGCACTGCCACCAAATACTATATTGCCTGTAGCTACTGGGTTTTCGGTTGATGACATCTGTGCGGCTCCGTCTGCCGATCCTGTTAATACAATACCTCCTGCCGCTACCGCTGAAGCTGTCGATGATGTGCTCGCTGTAGCCGATCCTGTTAATACTATACCCCCGCTTGCGGATGCGGATTCTGTTATGTTCCCAGCGCCACACGGGATTGGGAATGTAATGGGGAATGTTAGTGGCCAGCACTCTACTGTAGGAGATTCGGTTGATCCTGTTAAAACTATACCTCCTGCCGCTACTGCAGATACTGGAATATTTGCAATTCCTGTGGCTGATGCTCCTATGACTATGCCACCAGATGCAGTTGCTGATATTGAAGTAGTTGCCGTTGCGGACCCAGTGCCAGTAAATATTATGCCCCCTGCTGCACTTCCCAAGACATTCGTATTTGATGATGATGTCGCTGATCCAGACATAACGATACCACCAGATGCCGATGGGCTTAATGTTATGCCTTGGGCTGTAGCGGAAGACGCTCCAGTTAAAACTACATTGCCTGTTGCTGATGCTGGTGCAGATACTGCTACTGATGCAGTTGCTGATCCTGAAAGTGAAATATTTGCCGATGCTACAGCTGGGGCTATTGCGCTTGCCGTAGCACTACCGCCAACTGCAATACCTCCTGCCGCTGTGGCAGAAATCAAACCGACTACTTGAATTCGGTATGAGTTTATGAGGTTTATAGGCATCGACCTACTTCCTCATGGATTTCTTACCCCTGCATTTCCACTTCTTACGAGAAAGGTCATTGGGGCAAGGTGGGTTCTTGCATTTCTTTATCTTTGCGGAGCGTGCACAGTATGCATCACCCTTCTTGGTGCCCGGACGGATTCTATCCCCTCCGCCCTTGGCTTTGCCTGCCTGTCCATAAGATACTTTTCGGGAGCGACCCGTCTTTGGGTTTTTTACTACCTTAGTGAATCTTTTGCCCTTAGCGGGCTTCCTCTTGGACTTCTTCCGTGGCATTAAGATATAGTGGTTAAAGTGGTTCCGTATGGGAATGTTATCGGGAATGTTATGTTCCCGTCAGAGGATGTTATTGTTGTCGTGCCTAGGGAGCCGACAAGAGTTACCTTGAGGCCAGAGGCTCCTGTTCCAGCAGATGAAACACTAACTGTAATCTCTGAGTCCATCGTAATTCCAATGGGTGAGCTATTTATGCCTACAAGTGAGCTTGCTGCTCCTGCTGAATATGTAGTCTTTGATCCAACGCCTAGGTCTATCTGGTTTGTGACGTTTGATCCATTTACCGCAACAGTAAATGATGTATTGCCACTTGATGATGCTGAGGTAAGTGCTCCACGTACATCAACTAGGCTATAGTCATAAGGCATCCTAAATGTACAGACAGTTCCCGTTGAGACGTTTCCTATCTCCGCTGAGCACGCGAATGTAAAGCTGTCTAGCCCTATATTGGCCTCTAGGCTTGCTATCCTACTGTTATGTCCAGAAACTGTAGCACTTGTTGCTAGGGTCTCTATATATGTCTCTATGGACTGCAGTGCAGACTTTACAGTAGAAGAGTCGGGTATGGTTCCGCCAGTAAATGTGCCTAGGTTTTGCGCTAGGGAAAGTGTTCCAAGTAGAGCGTGTATTGCTGAAAACTCAGCGTCATTTGATGTTATCTTTGCATCAAGTGCATTATCTGCTGCTACCCTAGCGCTTGTTTCTGCGGTATCGGCTGCAATCCTTGCATCCTCTTCTGCTTGTAGTTCAACTACTGTAGCTAGCTTATTAATTAAATCGGCAAACTGTGCCTCCGTTGGAGTGTCGCCATACTGAAAGTATGACTTCAATAAATCCCTAGTTGTTGTATCTGTGGTCATCTTAATTCACTTGGTATGGCCCAACTGTTGCGGTAGATACGGGGTATGGATTAGTTAGGCTGGTTGGCTTGTACTCCCTTCGCTCTCTGTAAATCTCCTGACGCTCCTTCTGGTATTGCGTGGAGTGAGACTTGTACATATTTAAATCTTTATCGACCTCACGCTGTAGATGCGCCTTAATGTACTCCGCAACGGCCTTAGCCTCACGCTCATCAAATACTACCTCCTCGGTATCCCTAGTAGTTTCAAAGTAATCAGGTGTATCGAAATGCTTCTCGCCCCTCCACTCAATAAGTAACTTCTCGTCCTTGGCTAACTGGGGAGCATAAATAAACCCATCATCTCCAAATGATATTGTTCTGTGAGGAGTCTTTCCATCCAAAAGTAAAGCTCTGTCGTCCCAATCTATCTGCCTGACTGGATGATATGCGCTTTTATCTAAGGTATTTACTCCCTCCATAGGGAACTGTCTTATGTAAACCCTATCAACCATTGAGAACTGTTTGTCAAAGCTTCCCTCATGGGCGCCTTCTTCTGTTGGGGCCAGCACATTTGCTTTAGCCCAGTAAGAAGATGTCTCTGGGTCAGAGCCTAATGGCGGCTGGGTGATTGCGTCATCACTTCCTCTGATGGCTTGATAAGATTGTGCTCCATACTTTGAGTTTACGGAAAGGTTTCTTTTTGTGACTATATCACCAAAGGCGTACTGCTTTGTTGAACTCCAGTCAGTTACTATATCATTAGACCTATAGCTTTCAATTGTCGTGGCTCGCAGCTCTGGTACATAACGCTGTAGGTCTATGATCGCAGAGCGCATCAGTTGGTTAATGTACTTCTGTACACCTCTTCCTTTCCTTTGGGCATCCACCAAAAGGTAAGTTCTTACAGCTTCTTTGAATTGTCCCCAGTTCATCGTTTTTTTGAAGGTATTGCGTAGAACCCTACTACCATAAACATCAAATCAATAAATGACATAAGGAGCAAGCCTCCAGTTAGTTTGACTACATGGAATTCCTTGGCTGGGCCAAATATGAATGAGAATATGCCGCCGTCTGCTCCTGTCTTGGGCATGATGACGTCATACTCAATGTTCGGGTTCATTGCGTAGTATATTAATAGAAAGCAATATGTCATTGTTAGGCTCATGAATAGCATGCGCCTTGTGACTTTTACGAATGGATCTTTAGCGTTGTCCTTTTGCTGTTGCACTGCCGCATCAAACATCTGCTTGTCCCGTGCGGCTATTATTCGCTGCTGCTCTTCCCTTGCGGCGAGCCATCCATTTACAACATTAGCGCCCAACTTAATGCCAGCGCCAATCATTGTGTTAAGTATCGGTCCCGATAACATATCATACCTCCCTATCTAGTAGTTTGTCCAACTTCTGTTCAATGCTGTCTAGCCTCTGGAAAATACTCTTACTCCTTTCCCTTAAACCAGACACATCCTTCTCTAATTCGTTAATCCTATCTTCGTTTTTCTGTATGGCCTCAAATCCAAGCTTAATAGTAAAGCCAAGTGCTCCAACTAAAACTCCTGTCAATATTTGTACGCCTAACACTGCTGTATCATTCATTCTACCATCAACAGCTCCTCTGCCGTCTGTTGTTCAGCCACCACAGACTGAGCATGTATTGGTTTGCTTGGATCCACCATTGATGTTACGAATTCCGGAGACCGAAGCTTTGCGTTTTTTTTTAATCTCTCGTACTCTTCTTCGGTTATCTCTTTGATCTGGGGATAGTTCTTAGCTTGATCTGCGACTGCTTGATTTGCCTTTGCAAAACCAATCCAAGTCCTCCCCTGTAGATGCGACTCAAACTTCAGGCCTTTAATCCCGAAGTTCGCATTTGCTCGTTCCGTATATAAATAAGGCATAACATAATCTTAGCCCAAGACCCGCTGGCGGGGCTCCGAAGAACCCCTCCAGCAGGCGGACTATGTTACGGGATGAATTATTATGCGGTCGTATCCTGTGATCCACCACCTTGAGCGGTACCACCTTCATCAGCATCTGTGGAGTCAGCAGAGAAGCTGTCCAGAACAGGAGCTGTGTAGGTAAGGCTACCAGCGGAACTATAGATACCAGCAGTAGTGCTATCGGTAGTTCCAGTCATGGCGCTGTATTGGTTAGGACCTTTAGCGGTCACACGGATATCCTCAGCGAAGTTTTCGATGATGAGGTGACGGTGAGGGCGATCTACCATAGTTGTCCATTTCGTTGAACGTAGGCTGTATTCGCGCTCAACCGAATCCATACGACAGCGGTATAAGCGATCAATATCAGGGTTAGGGCTCTTGCGAGTAACTGAATTGGTTCCAGCGACACCGATCTTAATATCGGACCAATCAAGGAACCATAACGCACGTGAGCGGCTTTCTGGGCGGTCACTGTCATAGCCAGTTCCATTGTATCCACTCGTTACGTTGACGAGGTCATCGAAGAATGGGTCATGGAATACAGCTAACTGAACGCCGACCTCAGGGATATCATACAGATTGTAATTAAACAGAACGATGCCGTCATGAGTAATTTTCTGGTTAATATCAACATTACGGGTAACGTCCCAACTATACTTAGTTTTGTAGTAGTTGTTCATGGCCTCAAAGATGAGGTTTGCCGTAATGCGGTCTGTCATACAGTCGATGACGCTTACGCGATCACCATCCTGCTCACGATTGCGCTTGAGGTAGTACAGATCGCCAAACACGGAATCCAAGTTGAGAGGATTACCGAGATTATCTTTGATTCTGTTGCCCTCATACAGAAGGGTTTTAATACCCAATGCCTGAGCCTTATACTCAAGAGTACAGGAGCTATCCTCTGGGTCAGTAACCGCAGGCAGGTTCATATAACCTTCTGGGGTCTGCTCAGAGCTGATAGGCTGATTGTACCAAGTTGCACGTGTCCACTGATCTTGTGAGACTTGAGCCGCAATGCGGTTCTGCTCTGCAAGAGGATTGTAGACCATACTATTAAGGAAAGGATTAACCTTGCCATCCATAATCTTGGCTAGGGTTTCCTTGTACTCTTGGTTTACAATGCGGGACTCACGTGTGGTTTGCAACCAGTTGACAATAAGACGCATCGACAGGTCGGTTGGCTGGTTGTAGCACCATGCCTCGTAGTCGTTTACGTTATTTGCAACAGTCTGCAGTACGCCAAACTCTGGCTGGTAGTGTGATAGGTTGTGAGTAGATCCACTAAAGGTGGAGCCATCATGGTCAACGTCACGACCAACTGGACGTAAAAGCAATTGAGCTTCGTCAGTTGTGCCAGATTTTTGTTTTGCGCCAATAACTTCAAACTGTGAGTCGAAAGCGTCAGAACCACCAGTGGTTGTTCCTTCAGCGTCTGTGCGCCAGCCTGAGATTACTACATAAGAACCCGGAAGGAAATAGCGTTCGATGTTAGTGATTGGGGATTTCCAGTCGGAGTTACCCAAGCTAACGTCTACTCGCCAATCTCCATTACGGAGTGAACTTGCAGCTTGACCATGCTCGCCTTGACCAGTTGAGCTGGGGGCGGACATTGCCTTATAGGTCGATAGCGTTTCAGATGAAGCATAGCCGCCGCCAGTAACAATGAAGTAGTTGGCATTGATTACGCTCTTCTGACGGCGCTGAATGTAAGGCAGTATAAGTGACTGCTCGGCTACATTGACCTTATTAATCAGAGGCTTAATATTGGTTACTGAGGAAGTAAGCAAAGTAGTAAGCCCACGTTCCTCAACGCCGAGAGCCTTAGCTTCGGCTGCATTTGCGATTACTCGTGCGAGATCGGTCTCCTTATTGGCTAATGCCGCAAAGTCATTAGGGGTTAAGCCCTTGACCTGTGCTCGCGTTAAGGTGCATCCGGTACTGGAGTCCACCTTCACAATGCGAGGTAAACTGCCACCTTTTACCAGACCACCGTCTGTGGTGTTGGCGCTTGTTTGTGCGCCCGTGATGTCTGTTAGTGCCATTTTATATATGTGGGTTGAATGGTTTAAAACGTCAGGAACATAACCGATGTTATGTGCTAACCCCTAGAAAAAAGTGAAAAAAGTGCAAAAAAACCCCAAACCCGATAAAACAGGCTTGGGGCTGAAACCTCAAAACTGGGTTTTAAATACTAAGAACTACATACCTAACACTGATAATGGAGAGGGCACTTGGTCTTGGGTTTGAGCCTGAGGAGTTCCTCCAGCTCTAGGAGTGGGCTTAGGTGCTGGTGGAGTTGGTGCAGCCTGTGCTGGAGCGGCCTGAGGTCGCTGCTGGCCATTCCTACTTAAGTAGGCTTGCATTGCCTTATTGTGCTGCTCTAGCTCGGATTCCATTGTGGTCTTTGCCCTTGCGTACATAATATCTACGCACTGGTCGTCAGTCCAAGTCCAATATTTCTGCTGATCCGCAGAAGAAAGCCTCAGATATCTTTCCCTTCGCATGAATGGCCTTCCTTGTTGATCCTTCGTTTGACCACCATTAATGAAGGCATCCTGCTCCTTAACCAGCCAATCCCTCAACTGGTCATGCTCTGGATTGTGTGGGTCATAATCTACCATGCCTTTTGATATATCAAGAAAGGTAGATGCAAATCTTGAGGCGTTTGTTACCGCAGTATTTACAATATTAAATTCATAAGGGTTATCCTTCTGGACATCCTCTGGACTTCTATTCTTTAGGTCATCTGCAAGAAACTCTGGAACCATAGACATAGCCTTCTGTTCTGCCTTTTGCTTCTCCTCTTCGACCTTGGGCTTGATTTGCAAGCGTCTAGTTTCAATATTAGTCTTTTCGACTTCTGGCCTGAGGCGTTTTAATGCCCTCTCTTCTGCCTCGTCCAGCAACATTTCCCTTTCTGCAGCACGCACCTCGGCCATATCTAACTGAGGTCGGTTTCTTGCTACAAATTGCTCAAAGTCGTGGTCATCGCTAAGGTTTAAGTCTGGATTCTCCTCCAGTCGCTTTTCGATGTATTCCTTCTGCTTCCTAAAATACTCCTTAAGCTCCTTATCTTGATTTGTATTATTCTTATTAGAGATGTGCTTAACTACCTTAAGTTGCTCCCTCTCCTCTGGAAGTAAAAACTCCTCGTCGTCATCGGATTCAGATACTGGCTCATGGCCCTCACTAGACTCTTCTTCTGGAAGATCGGGATCAATGACCTCCTTCTTGTGTATCCGCTTAACCTTTTTCTTGGGTTCAGCTTCTGCCTGTGGCTCTTCTTCGGCCTGAGGTTGCTGCTGAGCTTCGCCCGATAAGCTGTCTGTTACAGCTTGCCCCCCATCACTTACCTCAGCCTCTTCGCCCTCGGCGGCGGCATAAAGCGAGTCGAATAGGGTAGCACCTACCAGACCTCCGTCCTCTGTTTCCTCTTCACCCGTTTGTACCTCCTCTTGCAGGTTAGGGTCCTCCGTAACTTGTGTCTCGTCCATAGTTCTTTTTGTTTATGTTACTGTGGGGGAGGTTGCTCCTGTTGGGGTGCACCGCCTTCTGCAGGAGGCTCAACCCCAGCCATTTGCTCAATCCCGCCAACACGTTCATTGAGATTCTGTAATGCCTGCATTAATTGAGGCATCTGCTCTTGAAGTTGCTGCAAGAACTGCTCCTGTTGCATACTTTGAGTCAATTGCAGATCCTCCATCTCGTCTGTCTCTAGAAGCAGATCGTATCCTGCCCCGCTCATTCTAAAGACCTCATTTAGCATATCAAAAATTCTTTCCTTACCAACCGACTGAGCTAACTCTGGAACCTGTAGTAACTGCTGTAGCAACTGACCCAGCACCTGAGCAGACTGAACATCCCTAGCTCTCTCGGCTCCATCCCTAGAAGAAAACATATATTCGTGCTGTAAATCCATGGGTAGCCCGACTACATTTCTTCGGCGAGGAATTTCTGGCAAATCCCCAGTATCCTCTGCCTCAAATCCTGCATTCTGAATAGCCTTTACAGTATATCTACCCTTAACTGGAACATTAAATGGCTCTGTTGAGCATCCAACAAGGTGCTCGTAAAGCATCTTTTTTGCAGCAGATCGGAGGTCATCAATTCCGTCTGATATAAATGTATATAAGGCATTCGTGGTATTGGCTATCTCGGTTACTTCTGTTGCCGAGATCTCACGAGGTGATGGTTGCCCTAGCTCCTGCGGAGACAGGATAAGCAGTCTCTCAACCAAGTTAAGTAACTGCAAAATACCTTGAATGCTTTGATTGATACTGCCCGCAAGCTCAGTATGAACATCAACGACATTAACAAAGTTATTTGCGTTAATTCCAAGGTCCGCTGCTTTAGTTCCTGAATAAAATATAGCTTTTGGTTTGGCGTAGAACGTGTCCTCGGCAAGTGCATCTTTTATGTACTCTCTAATTTCTGGGTCTATAGCATCTTGATCAATTGCAATTATTTTCATCATGCCGACCTTCATGAGGTGAAGCATTGATGTCATAATGTTATTCATCTGATCCTGAAAAGGCATAATCTCATGGGCTATTGAGATATTTGCCAACCTGTCGTCATTCTCGTTAATTCCTCCATATATTGCAGGAATAGATGGAAGGAATTCCGCATAAAGAACTGTCGAGTCCGATGCCACAACAAGCTTCATCCATACATCAAAAGGATAATCACCAATGCCCTCGGCTTTGGGATTTACCTTCATAAATAGATTAGTTAGGAACATTCCCTTGTCCTGCTCTTCAGCAGAGTATATCCCTATATTGGCTGTGCGCTCATTCTGGAAGGAAAAGTTATCTTTGGTGCGAGGAAACGTAAGGCTACTTGAGTCGAAGTAATACTTAAAGAACTGCTTGTTCTGGTCATACACGCCGATAAGACTATTGTTAAATTCGATCTTATCGGTATTCCAATATGCAGGGTTCTTGTGCATATCTGAATACTTAACGATATCCCAGTACCCGATCCAGTCAGGGCCAATATTGTCGTTAATCTGAGGCAATGGACTGGACTGATCCCAGAAAACCCTAGTTGGGTGGGGCTTAACAAATGCTACGCCCTCACGCTCAACATAGGATTCTTTTTCGGTCTCCCCAGTAACTGGGTCTGATACATTCCTCCAAGAGACATCCCTAGTCCACCCTTGGGTCGGAAAGTTTACTGTTTTCCCATACAGGAACATGTCACGTATGGCCTGAGAGAAGTGATGTCGGTAACCAAACTGGTCTGCCATAATCTCTATTCTTTGAGACAAAACATCCCCTCTGACCTTATCTATGGTACCTGTGCCTCTCGGCTCGTACTTAAAGAAAGGAAATAGATTGTTAAATCTTGATACCTGAGCGGCAACTCTTCGTGTTACGTAAGACCTAATTAAATTAACAGAAACCTCGTACAGTCTCATTATGTTAATTGACTTCAGAGCATTCTCCTCGTCGTACTCACAGAACTGGTCAGCACAATCAAGTCCCTCTAAGTCCCTATGGCATGACTCTATGTCTATTTTGCCCTGAGCATATTGAAGCAAAGGTATAGTTGCCTTATTAATTGGCAGACTATCCCAAGCAAGGTCAACGGACATATATAAATTCGCGTGCCTAGAGCTAAACATGACTCCATCATGTATTCTAGACTCTATCTTTTCGGTGAGCCTCTCCTTTATCTTATGATCTTCACCGCCTTCTTCTGATGTGAAAATCTCACGCAGGCGCGCCGATGTGCACCCCATCTCCTTTAATATCTTCAGGTCTACCATGGAAGTTAAATAAGTCTACTGTATCGTGTACTAGGTCGTTTAGGTATGCGTGCTCTATAAGTGTAAGTAGTACGCAAGCTGGTCCGTTTAACTTCCCTTTTTCAATTTGCCTAAGAAAGTCCGGATGCGGGTAAGCAATAATGCTAGCAATCTCAGGAAGAGTGAGGTTGAGCGCCCTAGCAAGCCTTTCAGCTCTGCCAAGATTCCACAAGCGTCTAATGCTTTTTTCTTCATAATGCGCGTCGATGATTCTTGAAGCCGTCGTGGAAGATCTGGCTCCATTAATACTCCTCGTCGGCCCCTTCTTCATCCTCTTCGGCATCTTCCATATCCTCGTCCTCTTCGTCCTCATCGTACCCGCCAATTTTATCTACCTGCTCAATGCCATCAACGCTTGCCGCAACTCGATCCTCGGTTCGCTCGGTAATGGTAGCCTCCATAGTAATTCTTACTACATGGCCAGCCTTGCATCCCTCAAATAGCTCGGCCACGTCTTCGTTATCCTCAATGTCAATATGTACGCTGTCTAGATTTTGCATGGTTTTAGAATTGTGTTACTAAATTTAAGTAGGGTCAAGCACCGACTTCAATTATTTCAGATGCTGCTCTTTCGGTAGGCATCATTGCGCCTGCGTTATAATAAAGCATAGGATATGTAAGGGCATCAAATCCATGTATGTACACACTCCTTCTTGGCTTAAATGGCAATGATGGGTCATACTTGCCAGACCTGCCCTTTTCGGCCACAAGACTATAAAACATCTTCTTAATATTTGAGCACCTATGTGAAAGCATAAACTCCTCTTGCTGTAGTTTTGAGATCATAAGCCTAACTCTAGCCTCGACGGAACCAGAAAACTTTGGGGCGGCCTTCATTCTTATGGACTCCATGTCAAAGGATTCGGCCTTTTCGGCTGATATTTGCTGAATATCCCTCACATCGTAACTTCCGCTCCTAGCCCTAAACTGATTGAATGCCGAGTTATCACTTATGTGCTCAAAGGTAAACTTGGTGTCCATTTTATTATTCCAATACCTCATCTGTCTCATGACCTTTGGTATCATGGCAGTGTAAGGCATCTTCTCATTTATCCATATCATCTCGTCGAAACATAACCATATAGTCTTGTCTGAACCAACTAAGCACTGAAGGAATATGATGGCGTTATTTACGGCACCCGGATCCCATCCGCATATTATCGGGTACTTTGGGTTAGGGAGTATGTCATGCTTGGCATCCCCCTTCATATGTATGTTTTCTAGGAAGTAGGGTCTAAATATAGCATCTCCCAGCGGTCTATCTATCCATTCACCGCGAATCATTCGGGCCTCTTCGATAGGATCATCGGCCACAGCCTCCATGACATTATCGTAGTATCCCTTGGGTAGGTTGTCCTTATTCTCTTCTATCTTGAGGTGGTACACGGAATAATCGTCATTCCACTCCCCCTCGTCATTATAAGGTATCTCAAAGAACCTCTTGTATACCCAATGTGATGGGCCGTCAGGGTTGCATGCGGCAGTATATTGCTGTGGCCCACGAATACCCGGACGTCTACCTATCTGCTGTACTACCGCATTAAAGTAATCATCGGTATCCAAGTTAGTAAGCTCATCAATAAATACATAAGATGGCTCAAACCCTTTTATCCTATCTCGTATAAAAGCTCCATATGGAACAGATATTACTACAACCCTAGAGTATCCACCATACCTATTCTCTACATCAACATATAAGTTCTTTTGCTCGTCCCTTCTTTCCTCGGTAATGTTTATACCTAGGCCCTCTGCCCACAGGGGCAGTATCTCAGTCTGAAGCTTATGCCAGACCCCACCCATGGTGGCCTGTGACTTAACGCCAACTACACAAAGAGCTAGAGCATTAAAGTTCTCATAGCAATGGCGTACGAGCTTGTGTCCACCCAGTACATAAGTCTTTCCAGTACCTCTCTCGCCATAAGCAAGTATGTACCTTGAGGAGTCGTCAAATATCTCCCTTTGGGTCTTAGAAAGTGATGGGAGCCATGGCTCTGTCTCCTTCTTCTCGTCATCCTGTAAGTCGCCTAAGCGATTAAGAATTGCGGCTGTATCAATTTTCTTCTGCTTTGGCATTCTTCATACCCATCGCTACTCCCTCTGCGAATGCAAGAGCAACAAAGTATTTAAGTTTCCAAGGGTGCTCCTCTTTCTGGGTTTCATGCTTAGCCTCAAACTCCTCCCAGAATCCATTAATTATATCTGACTGAGTTAAGAACTGCTGTATCTGCTTATTCTTCTGCATCTTCAGCCTTTTGTAATTCTGACAGTGGCTGGAACCCAGCCTTCTTCTTTTTCTTGCCAGCCTCCTTCTCGGTCATCTTGAGCATGGCCTCCAGTCCCCTAAGTAGCCTGTCGTAGAACTTACCCTGCTGTTCGCAGCATGATACATAAAGTCTGGTTTTCATAATCTCGGACTCTTCATCTAAGGCTCCGCTCAGTATTTGATCTCTCAGGTTCTCTGCTACCTCAAAAAGTGTTACGTTCTGACGCATATTCACATTCTGGGTCATCTCCAAGGCTCTGGCCATATGTAGTCCAACATTGCCCTCAAAGCCCTTAAATATGTCCAGCTTCGCAATGTTATCCTTGTTATGTAGCATAGAAGAGATTTCTTCCATGAAGACATCTTTTCCGTTCTTCTGCCAAACCTCCAGACTTCGCTTATCCGATATTGGATCAGCCGTAGGCTTGTGTGGAGCCTTTCGAATTTCAGCTTCTGCACTAGATGGGTCAATAGGCTCGGTGTTAGACCAAAGAGCTTTAAGGGCTGGTGTCTTGTTGATTCTGACACTAAGATAGTTCTTTGTAATGCCTAGCTCCTTTGCTGTAGCATCCCTATCTCCCTCGTTCCTGCGGAGAGCCTCTGATAGCTCTGCTATCGGTATGGATTGCCTATTGGGCATTACTTCTCATGGCTTGTATCAATGGGAGGAATGTTGTCTTCCAGTGTGGAGATACTTTTAAATACTGAAACTTAGCGCCTTTTCGAAGGTAGGCTCCTGCTCTGTTCCTGTCTGCAGAATTGAATATATCGAAGTTGCATGCACTGCAGAAACTTCTCGCCTCATCTATAGGCACGTCACTCCAATCATTCTTTGTTGATATCTCCTTTATCCTTAGTAAGGGTATATCTGCCCGCAGGGCTACCTCTTCATCAGACATCGCAACAACGTGGCTACCTGATAGCTTACGTCTAGCCAAGCACCTAACGAGAGGTGGTGGGTACTTATCAAACCATTTCCAGCTCATTCTAAATCTATATTTATTTCAGCCCACTCCTCTATACATGATAATAGGGGCAAAAAGTTATCCTCGGCTCTTACGTAAGGCTCGTCATTGTGATAGAAGTCTGGGTCTTCATACCCTCTAGCAGGACGAGGAGGTGGCATTTTAATGCATATCACCTTCTTGTCTGTGCCAGCCTTAACTCCTGCTATTATGAATCCGTCAAGAAACTCGGATAAAAGTGGGTTTACTGTTTTTTGTATCAAGTCCGCAGTATCGCTGTCCATAGATTAAAACCCAAAACCAAAAGACACTAGTCAGTCAACTATAAAAAACCCCTCGGCAGGAAGAAAGGATAAGAACCTACCGAGGGGCACGTGGAAGATGTGCGTGGAGTGTCAGGTATACGCACATATCCTGTCAATTAATTTTTTTTCAGAAAAAACTTGCAGTCGAGGATTAATTCACAAAACTGCAGTTTATTCGGCGAACCGATTTAGCCGATAATCTCAAAAGGAAGGTAAAAATGAATGAAGCACTAGAAACGCTTGGCTTTATACAGAGCCAGCTAAACGCGCCCAAAGGACAGACAAATAAGTTTGGCGGGTACAACTACAGGAGCTGTGAGGACATACTTGAGGCACTCAAGCCCCTACTGGAAACGCATAAAGCTGCAGTCACATTAAGTGATGAGGTTTATGATATAAACGGAAACACCTACGTTAAGGCCATAGCCAGCTTACACGCAAACGGCGAGAGCGTTTCAAGCGTAGGCTGGGCGCAAGAAGGCAGTCTCAAGGGAATGTCACCTAGTCAGTGTACGGGAGCAGCAAGCTCCTACGCTCGCAAGTATGCCTTAAATGGCCTATTCGCAATAGATGACAGCAAGGATGCTGATGCGGTCAATACTCACGGAAAAGACGAAAAGCCAGCAAGCAAACCTAAGCCCAAAAAACAAGAGACTAGGTTTGAAAAACCAAAAGCTGTTGAGTTAAATAAAACTGGCGACTGGGGCGACTTCGTGGTTCCGTTTGGCAAAAACAAGGGTAAGCCCCTGAGTTCCCTGCCAGAACAGTCACTCCAATGGTATATTGATAACATTGACAACAAGAACCCACAATTCCGTGCGGCACTTGATGCGGCGTCAAGTGAAGGTAAGAAGCAAATAGAGGAAGCTAAAACACCAAAGAAGGTAGATGAGCTTCCATTTGATCTAGAAGGAGATGACGGAGATGAGCTCCCATTCTGATGATCTAGCTGACGAGCGTGGAGGTATGCCCTCTGCGTCGGGAGTAGAGTCCCTATTCCTCTGCAAGGGTAAGTTTCTTGCGGAGAAGGGACTGCCAGATATTCAGTATTCTGAATCTAGTGAAGGCACAATTCGCCATGCACTTGCTGAAATGGATATGCCCATTGACGAGATTGATGATCCTGAGCGTGCTAGGGCCATCACAAATTCAAAGTTGGCAGTACATGAGCTACGTCAACGCACAATAAAGGGTGAAGGTTATCAGATTAAGGAACAACGGATGTGGTTACGTGACAGTAATGACGTTCCATTCCTTAGCGGTAAACCTGACTATGTTGAAATAATACCTCAATATAAACGTGCGCTTATTGTAGATTACAAGATGCTGTACGGAGAGCACTCTCCTGCTCACGTAAACCCTCAGCTGTTTACGCTGGCGGCTCTCGTAATGCAGGAGAATAAAAATATACAGGAGTGCTTTGTGGCCCTAGTAACTCCTTTGCTTGATCCGATGTATACGGTGTCAATGCTCGATAGGGCTACAGTCAAAGCTTGGGCGGGTAAATTGTATAAGCTGTCCAAGGCAATCAAAAACCCCGATGCCCCTAGGGTGGCTGGAGCGAAGCAATGCAAATACTGCAGAGCCTTACCATTCTGCCCAGAGGCTCGACAACTACTAGAAGAAATAATGGGTAAGACCATTGAGGAGATATCCAAAGACCCTGAAGAACTGGGCAAGGCATATGCGCTGGCTGGAATGTACGAAAAGTTCGCAGCGAGCGTGAAGTCAACTGTAAGGGATAAGCTTAAAAGCGACCCTGAGTCCGTAGAGGGCTACAAACTGGGTAGGGGCATGAAAATTGCCACCTACGACACGGAGAAGGCTCTGCCTATCCTCAGAGAAAGAGGCTTTGACATCGAAGAGATGGACAAGCTGGTAAAACTACAAGAAAGGAACCTAATTAAGATATGGGCTGAAAAAACAGGCCAGTCTACAGCTAAAGCTAAAAAAGAACTACGGGATATAATGAAATCGGCTAGTGCCGTTCAGGTTAAGGAATCTACCGCCCGTATAATCAAGAATACTAAAAAGAAGGAAGACGAATCATGAAAGGTTTCATGAACCATTGTGGCGGTCGCCATATCACAAGAGAGGAACTCGGTAAACTAACAAACCCAGTACCTATGACGGAAACTCACTATCCCATTCGGCATGACTACTTCTTAAACGAAGTGCAGAATGCTCTAGAGAATGCTGGATACAAAATTGTCCATGAGGAGTTTAGCCTACAACGCTTTCTTTCAAAGAAAGATGGTAAGCTTACTCAGGATAATATGTTTGGCCTTATGGAATTGCGTAACTGCAATAACCATGAGGATATGGCTAAGCTTGTAGGCTTAAGGAACTCCAGCACTATGCAGTTTAGGGCGAATATGGGATGTGGTAATCGTGTATTCGTGTGCGACAACCTGAGCTTCTCTGCTAACATCGTAGTGGGCCGAAGGCACACCAAGAATATCTTCAAGGACTTGCCTAAGATGTTAAGTGGTGCAATAACTGAACTCAATAAGCAGTTCGAGGAAAATGAAAAGCGAGTTGAGGCCTACAAGGCTCACTCCTTGGATAGATTGACAGCGCACGACATCATAATGGTTGCTATGCGTGCTGGAGCAATCCCTCCATCAATGCTGAAGCCTTGGGTCAACACCTTCTATAATCCAACGCATGATGCGTTCAAAAATAGAGATTGTTGGAGCCTGTACAATGCATTCACGGAAGTAGCCAAAAAATGGTCATACCCGACAATGCAGGACAGGACGCATCTACTAACCAAAGTAATGGACAAAATGGTTTTAGCCGATGCAGCATGACGTTTTCATATCGTGCGTAGCTCCAAAGACTACAGCACAAAGCTCCTTGCGCTTTACCAAAGATGGTAAGATGTTTAAGGATAAGCGTGGAGTGGCTTGCAGGGATACTTGGGTATCCCTGCTTGCCCCTAATGCGCCAGAGGAACCATTCTCTAAGCCGTGTACTCTGAAGGTTGCATTTACTTGGCCTTGGAGGAAATCAGAGCCACAAAAAAACAAGACCCTTGGGTGGCTACCAATGTATACAAAACCTGACCTAGATAACTTGAGTAAGATTTTTGTTGACTCAATGGTTACTTGCGGATGGTTAGTATCTGACCAGATCATTTGGAAGATGACCTTGATGAAGGGCTGGGGCGACAGAACTGGAGTTCATATAACCCTAGATGATGACTGGGATGAAATTGTAAAAAAAGTAAAAGAAAGGATACAGAAAGGTGAGCATAAGACTAATGACTCAGGCTTGGAGTAACGAGGATGTGGCTGGATCAGAACTACTTCTGCTTCTGGCGCTCTGCGACCATGCCAATGACGAGGGAGTTTGCTGGCCCTCAATTAAGACCCTATCTCAAAAGGTTCGTGTCCAGAGGAGATCAGTGACTAAGCTAATTGAGAAGCTGGAATCAAAGGGACTTCTAGAGAGGCTATCTGTTGGAGGCGGATTAGAGACTTCCGTCTACCAAGTTTCTCCATTGGGCGAGGGGGGTGTCCCACAGGACAGGGGTGTCCCACAGGACAGGGGGGGTAGTGTCCCACAGGACACCCCCTCTCTTTATAAAGAACCATCAAAAGGAACCATCAAAGGCAGAAGATCAAAAATGAAGGAAAACTGGAAGCCCAGTGACCCTAAGTATGCTTCCGAAAATAACCTTGACCCAGAAGGAGCAATTGAGTTCTTCAAGAATTGGGCAATTGGAAGCGGTAAGGCTTATGCCGACTGGAATGCAACTTGGAGAAATGCTTGCAGAACTTGGTTGCAGGGAAAGGGAATACCTGCGCCTTCCGTTGAATTCCCAGAGAAAGACTTCATTAAGTGGATGAAAGAAAAGGGGTGGCTTGAGAAAGCTACAAACCTAGACGTTTACAGAATCGAATACCTAGAAGAGAAAGGACTATCATGACAGAACCAACATACAACCAAAACGCAGAAAGAGGCGTACTCGCCTGTTGCATAATTGACCCAGACTGCATAGGCAGGGCACTAGACAGGAGGATAGATCACACATCCTTCCATGACCTAAAGTACCAAATGATCTTCAAGGCTCTATTATCCCTCTGGGATACCTCCCCTGAGATTGATGAATTAAGTCTACTTGAGAGAATCAAGGAACTTGGTTGGGCAGATGAAATAGACTTTGCCACACTAAATTCAATAAGTGGATCAGTTGAGACGAGCTTACACTTCGATATGTGGGCCGAGATCATAGAGAATGACTCTGCATCAAGAAAGCTGAGAGCTTTATGTAATCAGACTCTGGATTCCATATCACAGCAACGAATCCAGATAGAAACAATCTTGGATACAGTAGATAACGAGGTAATGCAAATCTCCAAGGAGAGATGCAGGAATGAATACTTCCACGATAGCTCTGAGGCTGTTAAGATAGCAAAGTCATCCATTGCTAGGCTGAAGGAAGCGCAAGGGAAAAGCGGCATCCCTTCTGGAATACGTGACTTGGATGTGAGGCTAAAAGGATTTAAGAGGAATGAGCTGACTCTACTGGCTGCAAGGCCAAGCGTAGGAAAGACTGCATTCTCACTTCATTGCTTCCTGCAAGCGGTACTAAAGGATAATATCCCTACGCTGTATCAATCCATTGAGATGTCGGCAGATTCGCTAATGCAGAGAATGGTCTGTTCCTTGGCGAACGTGAAAGCAGATATTATGGTTGATGGTTTGCTTACTGAAAACCAAGAGAAAGCAGTAGATCAAGCTGAGAAAGATTTAGAGAACTCTACCTTCTGGATTGATGAAACACCTTCTCCCTCAGTTGCTCAGATTAGAGCGCGAGCACGGCGACTGAAGAGTAGTGGGCTTGGGTTCCTAATAATTGACTACCTCCAGCTAGTGAGACCAAGAGATCCTCGCATCCCTAGAGAGCAACAAGTAGCAGAAATGTCCAATTCTATTAAAAACTTATGCAAGGAGCTTGACATTCCAATCCTTTTGCTATGTCAGTTAAATCGACAGAGCGAGATTGCTCAGAGAGGACCTAAATTATCAGACCTAAGAGAAAGTGGACAGCTTGAACAAGATTGCGATGTTTGCCTTATGCTCTGGAGACCAGAGGAGCAAAGCAGCCCAAACTTGGTCAGGTGCTCTGTTGCTAAAAACAGAAACGGACAACAAGGATTTGCAGACTTAAACTTTCAAAGGGAAGTCCAAAGATTCGTACCATATGATGATGGTTCAGAAGAACAAGACATCCCAAAAACAACAACCCAAACTAGATTCGGACTATGAAAGGATACGCTAAAGTAGTAATCATGGGCAACCTTACGGCTGACCCAGAAAAGCGAGCGATTAACTCTGAAAATGGAGAAATCACAAAAGTGGAGTTCACTATTGCGGTGAACGAAAGAGAAGATGAGGTTCAGTTCCTTCGCTGTGAGGCGTGGGGAAAGCTGGCAGACATCATCTGCATGGCCTCCAAAGGTGAGCCTGTGTTTATTGAGGGAAACGTCGATCAACAGACCTATCAGGACAAGGAGGGAAACAACAGGACTATAACCAAGTTTCGCGCAAGAGAGTTTCGGTTCTTAGGCGGGAAAAAGGAAGAATAGCATTTAGGGCTGCCATGAACAGGGATGAGATAGATTTATATTCTCTCCCTGAGTCATGGTGGTCAGAGACCGCTAAAATGATAGACGAGGGATACGAAAAGTTTTGGGCCAAAAGGGGAGGTAAGCCAATGCGTGGTGATTTCGAATTTGGCAAAAGCGAAAAGAATCGAGATGATGAAGAGGATGAAAGTAGAAGTTCTTGATCCACCATACCGATTCCTAGTTAAAAGCTTAACCCGAAACGAAAACGTCCACCTAGTAGATTTAGAAGAGTACGATGGTTACGGAGAGTGCTCTTGTGAGTATTTCAGCTTTAACATACGACCCAAGCTGAATAATAACATCAAACCCAAAAAGCAATGTCGGCATCTGAGGATAGTAAAACAACATCTGGAGTGGCTACTAAAGAACAAGTCATCGACGGATTCAAAGCAATAGGAGACGTTTACAGGAATATAGCATCGCACATTGATGCCTATGCTCTGTGGATTGAGAAGCAAGATATGACTGAGGCAGCCTTGCAAATGCAGGTTGAGCTAATCAGCACATTGCATGCAAAGTTCCAGTGATTATAAACTGACGGACGTCCTTCTTGTGCCCAACTATAAGGACCCAAGCACTTGGGACTTAAGGATTATGTCTGCGAAATGGGGTGCAGTCGGAGAGAGACACCTAAAGGGGGAACCTAGTTTTCCTGCCGAACATGCTGGCATGACCCTAGAGGATGCATTATCTGCAAGGGATAAGTGGCAGGAGTTCATCGACAAAAGAGACAATAGACTAAAGAAGGCAGCAAGAAAGGCCAAGAAGAAGTGAGCGACCCTAAGCAGCACGCTGCATCCAAAAAGCCCCCCTTACACTTGATACCTCCAGCACTTAATGAGGCAATGGCATTTGCCCTTGCCTCTGGCGCAAAGAAGTATGGTGCTTGGAACTGGCGAAGAGGATCAAGAATATCAGCAATGACTTATGTGGGTGCAATGAGAAGACACATAGACGCTTGGATTGACGGAGAAGACCTTGATAAGGAAACGGGCGAATGTCACTTGGCTCACATTGCGGCAAGCTGTGCCATACTACTGGATTCAGCAAAACACGGAACCTTTATAGATAATAGACCAAATGCACGAAGTGAAGAAGCTTGAGTCTGTTGCATTTGTTAATCTGCACGGGGAGTGGTTGCGATTAAGCGATGTCAATGTGATAAATATGTCAGAGGACATCTTTGGGGAGGATGTAGTAGAGTATTCACATGAGGGCGAGACGTACACGGCTGTACCAGTATATAGAATGGTGGAGTGTAAGTGAGTAGACCCCTATACGAAACTAAGGCGAATCTAGATGAGGAATTACAAGTCATGCAGACATTCGCGAAGCGTTATGGTTACAGCTTCAAGAAGATACCCATACAGTATCGTATGGACTTTGCTGTGTTCAGAGACAAAAGAATGCTAGGGCTTGTAGAGGTAAGATGCAGGACTTTCTCTTGGAATAAGTACAGTACATTGATTATGAGCATGGCAAAGCTGATGCACATGCAGACTTACTCCAACATGAATATACCAGTAACTCTTTTACTCAAGAATGCAGACGGACTTTGGTGGTGGAGATATAACCCATCAGGCATCGAATACTTCGGATGGGGTGGAAGATTTATAGGTGGTAACGCTAAGCCTAGGGATGACCAAGACGAGGAACCTGTTGGTCATATACACAGAAACGAGTTTAAAGAAGTAGACCCTTCTCTCTAGCCCATTTCGGATTCCTGTGAATCCTTTCGTGGCACTCTCTGCATGTAGCAAGCCACGTATCTTCGTTAAGATAGTTCTTACCTCGGCCCGCCACGTGGTGTATATCTGTTGCCTTTCGGCGGCGACACACTTGGCATTGGGGGTATTTCTGTAGGAAGGTCTGGCGTCTCTGGGAGTACGTCTTGCTCTCCTCCTGACGTTTCTTCGACATTGGCCTCAGACGACCCGTTCTCTTCAGTGGTGTCTTGCGCTTGAGTGGTGTCCTCTTCATTCATGAATGTATAATGTATGCGGCTGCTAGAAAGCATATAACCCCTACCCAGCCAATTAAAATTACTGAACTAACTCCCTCCATCCTTCTTGTCCTCCTTAACCTTCTTCTTTCCATCCTTATCAAGAGTGAAGGGCTTGGGCGTGAATGGTGATACCACCTCTTGCACCTTTTCCCTGCGGCGCTCGACTTCCTTGTCATTCAGTTTTTTTATTGTGTCCAGATCCCACATCTCTTTTTAAGTGGTTCTCAATGTTGTGCATGTCCACAACCTTCTCTAGTGTAAGTTCCGTAATCTTGTCATTTGGGACAAATCTCCACCGAACTTCACCATTTTGCCTTATTTGAAAAACTGTGGTCCTTATTCCTATGCTGCTGATAATTGCGCGCTTGTTGTCGATTAAACACTCGTCTCCTACACTCCAGTTGGGGCTTGCATAGAAAGTAATACCTGCGGCTAACTTGGCCAGCATGTCCTTTATAAGCATCCATACCACTAGGGACAGACCTACCCATATAAGGTGCTGCATGTAGTCTTTGAGATAAGCATCTATTGGATTAGTTTCCATGTTCTTCTCCCCATCCAAATGGAGCGCCTTGGGTTTTTCTCCCCCAGCATTCCTTGCCTAACATATTACTGTATGGAGCATAGCATCCACAACCAAGCTCGCTGTTGTTATATGGACGACAACGCTTCCATACTGGATCATAAACTGGACACATGTAGCAAGCATTCATTCTTTTACGCCATGTAATTGGCGAAATCCTCTTACCGAATAATAATGACAATAGCCCGAATATCATTTTTATCCAGCCCAAAATAGAAGGCTTTGATACCTTAACTACGTTAAACCACTCCTTTAATCGTCTCTTACTAAACATTACTCGACAGCATTTAATAGGGCTTGAACACCCATATCGTATTCGTCTTGTGTAATTATATCAGCATCAACCATTTTACTTAATTGATCTTCTATTCCCGCAGGATCTTCTCCGTTTGCTACCCTCTGTATAACTGCATCTGCGATAGATGGTGATGTTTCCCTACTCACAGGGTTAGCATCTATTGGCTCGGATGGCATTACACCAGAAACAGCTCTCTCTATAAACGGATTATCTGGGCCTACTAAGGGTAGGGAATCGGTGTCTATCAAAGTAGATTGAACGTCTGGCGTGTAATCGGTTGCAATTGGTTGCGTCCGAGGAGGCATTGTACTTGCACTTACCATTGGTTGGGACATAGCGGAACCTGTTGTAGGTGTAGTATCTGCCCTTAACATCGGCGGAGACATGGCTGAACCTTCAGTAGGTGTGGTGTCTGCTGTAACTGGATTTGATACCGCACTACCAGTAACTCTATCTATAATTCTCTTGCCGTAATCAGTCTTAGCGAGGTCTTCCAGTATCGCTTGCCCTTCTGGTGTGTTCCTTGCCTCTAGGATTAGTTGCTCAATATTATCCTCCTCAAGGAATTGCAGTAAGTTATCAAATGCCTTCCTGCCCGCATTCTTTATTTCTTCTGCCGCCGATACTGAAGGAGTTACGCCGCCTAGGCTTCCGTATTGGTTTGCCATAAACTCACTTTCGGCTTCTGGGCCTTTCCTCTTAGCCTCAAGCAAGCTTCCTGTTTCTGGAGTAGCAGTAGGGATAATCGAAGTCTGAGGAGCAACAGGGTTAGATGGAGCAAACCTAACCTCCATATTGTCAAGGAAGTCCTCCATTAATAAACGCTTAGGAACATCTCTGAGGGCTGTCCTATTACTACCCCCAAGCCTTACTTGCTCTTTTTGTGTCCAAGATACTCTAGGCCCTCTAACGCTATCTGTTACTTGAGCGCCTAATTTATTCATATGCTCAACAAAAGCTGGGTTCTTTAATAGCTCTCTCAGTCTTTGTTGGTTTTTTGCATAAGATGCCTCAACAGGCCTTCCTGCGCCGCCCAACTTTACGGTTTCTGGCATGCTTAAGTAATCATCAAATATAGGTGTGCTAGGCTTAGGGGTGGCAGTAGGTTTATCTGCCTCATTTTCATTTTCACCCTCAACAGGTAAGCCTAAGTCATCAAATTGTACACCCTCAGACCCACTAAATTTACCTTCTCGCTCTAGGTTATCAAATTGATTTGGCGTTAAAGGATTATCTTCTGCCAAGGGGCTATCCACCTGAGGGCCAACTCCATCACCTGCGAGTCCCATGGACCCTAGCTCCTCAAGTGAGTATTTCTCTGGGTTTTCTTTTGCTTCATTTAAAAACCCTAGCTCCTCAAGTGTTAGGTCTGTTCTTGGTGACGCGGCGTCTACGTATGGCTTGTTTGCGTTTGGCACCTCATTCGCTCCAGAATACCCAAATAAAGGCCCTAGTATGTTTTCGTGTATAATACCATATCCCTTACCTAGGGCTGGCATAATCCTTTTCCCTAGCTGAAAGTCCTTCATGTTATGGTCTACGTGTTTGCCATAGACATCTTCAATTGCGTCACCTATATCACTACCGACATTAACAATACCCCTTACTGCTGGCATTGCGGTCTTAATAGTGCCAAGCAACCCAACTCTAGGTGCTCCAGCAACAAGATCACTTTGTGTACTCTGTGCAGTAGGCATACCAATAACGCTCTTACCGACATCCATTATGTTCCCACCAATGTTTCCGAGGTAGGATAGTATAGGGTTTCCTGTAGCCATTTTATTTATGCTGAGAAGTTATTAAATAGTGCACCTCGACCACTTTCGGGTCCAGCCGCTGGAGGTGCGGAGCTATAACCAACCCTCCTAGGGTCATACGAGCTAGGGGGAGGAGCTGGCTGAGGTCTATATCTTTGTTTAAGTACATCCAAGGCAGTATTCATAGATGCCTTTCCAAGTGGTCCACCTAGTAGACCTGAAATATTATTTTGCCTAGGCACTGGAGAACCAACCATCTCTTTGCCATAAAAATCAACACCCATATTACCTATGTTTGGTTTTGACGGAGACACAAAAGGTCTAGTATCGGCAACAGTAGGAGATTTACTGAAGGCACCAAAGAGTCCACCCTGTTGAAAAGGAGACTGCCCGCCGGGTAGAAGTCCACCTGACATGGTGTCAAGCCCACCATACAACTGCTTTCCTCCTTTAAGTAAACTTCCAAATAAACCTGAGCTTCCGCTCTTTAGTCCACCACCAAATAGAGTCTTACCTATTCCCCCAAGTCCCTTACCCAATAATCCACCGCCAGCTTTCATTAGTCCACCAGCAGCTCCTCCTAGCCCGCCAAGCGCACTCCCAAGGCCACCAGCCGCAGCTCCCAGTCCGCTACCTATAGCCCCCACCAAAGGAGCCAGAAAAGGCAGAAAGCCCATCGACATGAGCTTATGTAATTCGTGATGTGATTGGAACGGCTTGGTAAATATAGAAAGAAGTGTCATGCGTTTATATCCTATTCTCGACCCAGCCCCTGTCAAACATATATAAAACCAATGCGTAGCATAAGTTTTTTTTTCTAAAACCACTTGACAGTCAAACTATCACCCATACGGTTGGATACAGTTTGGTATTCAGTAATCATAGAGATTGGAGGGTTTTCGGATAGCTTCTTTCCCGTGTTACCTCCACAAGGGATAATCCGTTTCTGACTGGCGGAGAACCTGTCTCGCAAAGGGTCACCTCAAAAGGGTGGCCCTTTTTTTGGCTCTTTTTTTAGCCCTTTTAATTAGAGTAGTATCTGCCGTCTGGCCCCTGAGTAACAGTATTACCTACTGCTGCTTCAGCGGATAAAGTCTTATCAAACGTAGGATGACCAGCACCTTTTAGCAGTAAACCTGTCTGTGGTACTCTACTGTAGAAATGTCCATCAGCATCTGGCTCCATTCCAAAAGCCTCAGCAGATGCATAATCATAACCAGAGCCTTCTGGATCAAAATCAGACACCATACCCGTCTTCGGCCCCATAGAGCCATAACGCATCAAAAACTCAGCTTCTGAATCTGGCCCCATTCTTTGTGCCTGATATAAGCTACTGACTCCCGACTCACCGCCCATTGCAGGAGCCTCAGGAGCCATCATCTCAGGCATTACTGGCATATCTACCATAGGAGCACTATCAAAATCAGCAGGAAGCTCTTCTTGAGGCATCACAGCCTGAACAGGAAGACTCGTAGGCTGTCCCAACATTGCCATTATCGACGGATTCGCCATAGCATCCAGCATATTTCCATCCATCAAGACGCCTTGACCATCCTGCATATGTAGCAATCCATTAGGTAACTCAAACACAGTATTGTCATAAAGCTGTGGATTCATAGATACTTCACGCTGTATCTGATCCTCTAGTGGCCCTGTCGTATCTAGCATCAGCGTCTCCTGTGCAATTGATCCGTCAGGCAATCTACTCAAGTAAGTTGCTTGGGGTACTTGTACGTCTACGGGGCCTATATTCTCATGCATTGTTGTATTTTCTACCCGTCAGCCGATTTGTCAACTTATATATGCGCCCGTAGGAGCCTCTTGGGCTGTTTTCTGGTATCTATGTATGCCTTTAGCCCCTAAAGGGGCTTGTGGGGCTGTTTACGCCCATTCTGGGGCGTGTTTGGGTGAGTTTCAGATTTCTGGAAACTTCCGAAAGGGGTTATATTAATACGGCGACGCGTTATGGCGTTCCCCCCTCCCCACCCCCCTTACACAATGGGTATTGTGTACATCGGCACGATATACCTAGCGATACAGTAGGAGGGAACCGATTACAAGGATGAGGACGGCAACCCTTGCCCGATCCAAACCAAACCCAAACCCAAGGACACAGACCATGCAAGATGCAAACAGGATTAACTCACAAGATCAGGAGGGAACCCCTCACAAGGACAACAAGACACAAGACTTTTCCACTAGTCACATGACTGAACAGAACAATAACGCAGAGCCTACGGTGACTGCAAAAGAAGAACTAAAAACAGAACGCATGCTCGAGCTTGCTAAAACCGTTATTGGTAACGATATTATATCAGTTGCCGATAAGTTAAACGATGCTCGAGTAGATGGAATACGCAATGGATCGACAAACCATAAAGGTGAGCATATCGCTGGTGTGGGTACGGTTGCCGATCAAATCGTATCTGGTCTAAACGGCAACCGCTTTTCAAAAGCGGACACGGGAACTGATACCTCACTAGGTGAATTCTCGGATACATCCGAAAAGAACAAAGCTGCCTTACGTGCTGGAAACCTTGCACGTAAGAAGGTTGCGAAGAAGATCAGCGTTTCCGCGGTCTTAATCGCTGAGGCTTGCCGAGTTCGACAAGCTGAAAAGGATGGAGCTAGGTTTGAGCTGAAGAACGCAACCTTCAACGCTGACAACGGCGGTGTAGGCCTAAGCTATGGCGAAAAGACCCTCACGAAAAAAGAGCAAGCGGAAAAAATCCGCAAGCTTGAGCGTGAGCTATTCGCTAGTCGTGCTAAAGTTGCTCAATTGGAATTACCTATTCCCTCCGAGGAATAGGCGACTCTACTTAAAGAGGTCGATCCTTCGGGATCGGCCTTTTTTTGTGCCCGTATCCAGCAGGTTGGCGATCCAGCAGGTCGCCCCTTGGGCTCATCCTTCGGATGAGTGTCGAGATGGAGGAGTAGGAGTCTGTGGTGTGTTATGTATGTGTAGGGTGTTCCTGTATAGGTGTACTAGGTGGTTGTACTGTTGGAGATACGTATCCCAGCAGGGCTTCATTTTCATAGCCGAGTTACGGAAAATAGGAGGGAACCATTTCCAAGGATGATGACCGAAATATCATACAGCGGAGCCGATGGTGACCGCACGAGAATCAAGCTCAGTGATGAGCAACAACAGGAACTCTCCGAAGTATTCGGGGAGTTACACAACTCAATAGACTCCTTCTTTAAGAAGGCGGCTGAGGCTGGAAAGCGTCCACGGCCAATAAGGTTGGAGGACTTCGATTGCTCGGTGATGGACATAATAACGTCCACATCGAACCCTGAGGTGATTGCTCCTATGCTAAAAGCAGTTAGTAGCTTCTATAGCTACAATGAAAATAAGCAGAGGCCCATGCCAAAGCTTATGCATATCCATGATATGCTGACGGTGGCTAGGGCAAGCACGATGCCAGACACGAAGTTGGAGCAGAAGCTAAATAGCTTGATTGACCGTATTGGTCAAACAATGGCCTTCTGGGCTGAAAGAAGAGGAGGCGCACGTCATGACTGAGCATCTTTCACCCGCCAGAGTTCGTCAGCTTATGGCGAACCAATCAAAGCTCTTCCCTGCTGTTGAGGCGGGGAAGCCCGTGTCTCATCTTGTTAAAAGACAGGATGAGATAAAGAGACAACAGGAGTTCCGTGAGAACCATAGTATATTTGGTTCTGGGGCATTGGATTGCCCCTTAAACTACTCATGGAATGAAAATCCGCTGACCACCTTACCTTCACAAAGGGATGAGGTAACTCACCCAGAGTTTGAGTAATGAGGACTTGCCCCATAAGTGGAGAGGCAGTCGAGGACGATTGCCACATAGTCGTGGGCTTTGGGTATGGAAGCCCCAAAGACTTGCTAACATACAGGCTAGGGCCTGTGAGTCACGAAGTAGGAGAGAACCTGCTTCAGTACATAGACTCAATCTTGCCTGAGGGTGCGTCTATAGAGGACTTCTGCACACATGATGCAGAGTGAGGTAAACTTAAACCTGCGTGCCTATCCGCAGAATAAAGATAGATAGGCTGCCTTTCTTAAAAACCAAGCATATCCGTGCAGGCAGGGTATGCTCAATCAACTAAGTCCTGCAGGAGATACATAATATGTATGTACCACAATCGATCATAATACTGATGTGCATATTGGTGGTAGCTATGGCCATCACCATTCTGTGCATATTGGCGGCGTCAAGAAATGACCGCCAACAGGCGGAGGATGCCTTGACGTTCATTCGTCGAGGTCAGCGCATGAATAATCCACACAAGAGCGTCGATGCAGCTCTGAAGGAAGTAGAAAGGATGAATAATAATGGCTGAAGATCGCATACTATTCCAAAGAAAGGCGACCGAGCTGGATGGGTATCACATCCCGCTTACTGTCTCCTGTTACATAGAGGATGATGGCATAAAGTGGCAGTTGATGGGTAGCATCAACCTGCTGGGTGCATTTGTGTGTGATGGCACGCACGCATACCAACCTCAGTGTCGAGCCGATAATGCGGTTCGCGTTACGAATCCATCGCCCAATGTCGATACGATCGACCTCCCATGGAGGATTGACGACATAACAGAGTGCATGATTGCACGAGGTAAGTTCGTCAAGGGTATAGACGAGCCTCCAGCCGTTACAGGCAGGATGGAGCGATTGCCATTTCGTGTGGTTATCACTCGGCTCAGTGTCGAGATAGAGGACGACAACGTGGGTTTCATAACCCATGACCCAGATGAGGTCTACGCGTACGACATGAAGCCATATCATGATCTATTGAGTAGCATCAAAAGGCTGGCATGAATATCTTCTATCTTGATCAATGTCCGATCGCTTCGGCGCATGCACATTGTGATAAGCATGTACCGAAGATGATCGTCGAAAGTTTCCAGATGCAGGTATCGTCACTCATCAGACATGGAGTAGAACCTGACCTACTTCCTTTGACGAAGAGTGGCCATCCTGCTCGTGGGGGCTATCACCGTCACCCATGCACCATATGGGCTGGTAACAATAAGGGTAACTTCAATTGGCTGGGTGTACTGGCTGTGGAGTTGTGTTACGAGTTCGAAGAGAGATACGGGCATCAGCACTTCTGTGCCGCTGGACTGGATCAGATGGCTGACATGGATCATTACATTACTTCTGAGGTGTATGGACCTGTAGTACAGGCTATGCCTGAGGAGTACAAAAAAGACAATCCTGTGGATGCCTACAGGGCATACTACCACAGTAAAGAGTTCGCCAAATGGGAGCGGGGAACGCCTGCTCCTTCTTGGTGGAATCCACTAAAACAGGAGGGAACCATCACCAAGGATGAACCCCTCAAACTAACCAAATAAATACATAATAAAATGAGTAAAGCTCAACTAGTACGCTTCAGCACTGGCGTACGCCGCATGGCAAGAATCGGTGCGACTCAACGCTATGGACTGTTCGATCAGTCCAAAGTGTACAAGCTCAACGGCCGAGAGGTCGTTGATGTATTCGACGGCTCCAGTGGGGTATCCACCTTCTTCCCCCACGAAGTAACAGGGTACGTCAATCTACCAAAGGTTGGCTGGCGCACCTTGCAGGGTGAAGCCCTCAAGATCTACCGCAAACGCTACCGTGGCGACAACATCCCTACGGATGGTGAGCTTCGTGCTATACAGCGTGAGGTAGACACCACACCGCCTCATGTTCGCAAGTCGAATGTGAATCTCAATCCACTCTCAGCCCACCTTAATAATGTTTGAGTTGAGAGAAGCAAAAGCAAGGATCAGTAAAGGCCTAGTGACTTACGTCTTGATGACGTGGGATCAGTGTGGCCCATGCCGTATCGCTGAAAAGGTAATACGTAAGCTGGCTGGTGACAGTGATCGCCTTCATGTCCTCCCCATTGACCATGAGGATGTGATGGCTGACCACTTTACAGCCACGCACAGCGTTAAGGAAGTGCCCACCCTCCTTGTGTTCAAGGGGGTAAGGGATAATAATGGCAAGCCGTTGCCTGTCGCCCGTGTTAAGGGTGTTGAGGGTAACAGCGAAGAAACACTAACAACCGCATACAAGGAGGCGTTCAAAGCATAATGCAACTACCAATAGAAGAAGAAACATTCTTCGACCTTGACGCACTATCAGGTGAGTCGGGTGTGGAGATATCCGTGGAGGCGGCCCCGATTGGGGCTGTCTTCGTTGAGGGCGATAAGTGCTCTCGTTATGTACAAGTCCAAGGAGAGATCAAAGACCTCAAGACTGAGGCTGATCGACTCAAGGACAGTATCATAGGTCAGGCTAAGCCTGATTGGATGCGTCAAAATATTGGCGCCACAAAGCTGAAGACCTCAATACCTGTGTGTGATGATACAGGTACGGAGATCAAGTTCGTTGCCACAGGTTCGGTCAAGTCAATACCTTTGGCTAAGCCTGATGGCTCTCCTAATCCTCGTGCTGGCACACTTGTTGCCATTATGGGGAACAATGTAGATAAGTGCTACATCACCAAGGAGTCGTTTGAGTTTTCCTTAGATGCTATACCCGATAAGCATAGACAGAAGCTTCGTGCTTTCCTAGCTGATCTAGGTATTGCGCCTAAGAAAACTTATGTTCCTAAGCCTCATATGAATATGGTTGGTCAGGTTCCTGCAGGGCCGTCCAGTCATCTGACGCCAGAACAGCAAGCACTTCTGGAAGAGAAACTTGGAGCTAGAACATTCAGCTTGAGGACTAAATGACAGCAGTAGCATCAAAACCTAC